CGATTGTCATCGTAACCAAACTTCCTTCTTCGGTATCAGGATCGCAATCGTTCTTTCTAAACGACTTTGATTTCTTGACATTGTACCATTTTATGGTATTGCAAGTACCATGAGAATTAGCATAGTCTTGACCTTTGGCGTTCAACTCAGCTTCAGCCTTACGGTCAGCATCTTCTTGGCTTATGGTAGAAGAAAATTGCCCGGCTTCGATTGTCATCGTAACCAAACTTCCTTCTTCGGTATCAGGATCGCAATCGTTCTTTCTAAACGACTTTGATTTCTTGACATTGTACCATAATATGGTTATACAACGACCATGCTCATTAACCCAGTTCTGACCATTTTGTTCAATGTCTTTCATAGCCTTGTCATCAGCATCAGACTGAGATATGATAGATGTGTATTTTCCGGCCTCAACAACGTACTCAAGCTCTTCCCCTTTCTCTGTCTCAGAATTACATCCTTCTTTTGTGAAAAGAGCTGACTGTCTTTTATTTCTATAAACTACCTGTTTTTTTTTTTTATGAACTAACGTACATTCTTCAGATACGCTACCGTCCCTGGAAGACACCCTTATCTTGACACTTCTGTTGGCACCAGTATCATTTTCACCAAAGTAAATATTAACCTTACTGTTAAGACTGCCTTCTTTCTTATCTATGTTCGCCCAACAATTACCTACTTTCATTCGCTGATCCTCCATCTTAAATTTTCGGGATTTGTATTTACGTTGATTACCTCCGGTGATCCATCGGAATCAAGATTAACAACATCCTTGTCCAGGTGAATTTCCTCCTTATCCACAGACTCGCATTCAACTATTTCAATAACATAATCTTTTATATTACTTTCTATACTTAACTGCGTGCTTGTTTCATCACCCTCAATTTGTTCAAATCCCTTATCCAATTTAATGTAAGGAACGACCTTTCCGGGCTGATAAATAGGAATCAGCACACCATTTATAGTTATGTTCTCATTAACTTCATTCCCATCCTCATTGCCAGGCATGGAAACAATCATCGAAACCTGGAACGTGTCTTCAAGACCCGGATCACCAGGGAAACCATAATCAAGCCTAATATCATTGACGTCAATATTAAGACCGGAAGCGGTAGTAAATGCTTTTATGACACCCTTTATATCTTTCTCACCCGTAATAAGGGCATTGATAGAAGCGGCGTTGGTAGTAATAAGGATCTGCTTATCTCCACCAGATACAGGGAACTCCAGCCTGCTAACCGAGACTTCTGTGATCTTAATGCCTTTTTGCCTGAAAGTAATAGCTTTCATACTTTCAGTATCGGATTTTTTCACAATTCGGATAGTGATCCTGTCTTCCCTTCCTTTCCAAGATGGAGCATCGAAATTCATTTTATCACGACCGACACCTTCCTTCTTGTCCGAGGTAAGCCAAGAACCATCATCCATCTTATATATTTTCTCTCTCGACATAATTATCCTCCCTAATTTAAAGTGTCAACTCCCATTCAACTCCATCATCGACAACCACCTGTACCGTAGCCGTACCTCCTGTAGCTTCAAATGTTATGTCAGTAGGAATGACGTCGAATATCTCTTGTACACCTACACATCCTAAGCCGCAGATAATGTCCTTAAACCATTCCTCTTTAGCATATTTTTTAAGAACCTCTTTAAAGAACTCACGAAGCCAATCCGAATCAATGGATTCCTTAAGTATGGTTTCTATTATTTCCTTAAGCCAAGATTCGTGCATTTCCTCTTTCAGAATCTCTTTAATAAGCTCGATAATGGTTTCTTTATCTAACTTATCAGAAGGCACAGAGCCATCAACGAGATTACCCCCACATATAAATCCTTTGCATTTTTCTGCCATTTCTCATCCTCCTAAATTAACAATGGAACCCATAAGAACTATTCGCCTCTTCTCGGTACACGACCCTCACTTCAGCAAATTCATCTTGTTGACACATATCCCGGCAGAACCTAACAGTACGGCCCTGGACTTTATACATATCAGAAGGCACGACACCTCCGCAATAAGACACAAGCAAAATCTCTGCCGGATCTTTCTTTAGAACCACATGAGAAGTACCGTCAAACACTTCTGTATTGACAGATCCACTTACGTTAATACCCCTTGAAACGTATTTGGCTAAATTAGCCAAAGCCCTGTCTAAAGGCATACCATGATACAAACCAGCTTCTTCTATAGTTTCTCCATCATAGAATATGTTAGAAGAAGGAATATTGCAATGATGCGGGCGTTCGCACCCACCATGACTGCCAAAATAACCTTTACCTGTTATTGCCATTGTTACTCAAAATATTTATTTTTTGTTTTAAAAATTCTATTTCCCTATCTTGATATTCCATACGGCATATCATTGCATTGATTAAAGCCGTAAGATCAGATTTCTGAGCCAGACCAAAGTAGCCAGCGTTGATGTCGTCAGCGCAGTACACGCAGTTCGTGCAGGTGTATCCGTCCGGGCATGGCACCGGCGTCTCGTCCACATGTGGAACATATACGTGTTTGCCACTTAAGCCCTTACCAATTTGTGCACTCTTTTCCATTTTGTAACTGTTTTTCAAGTTGTTCAACCCTTTGTTTTAAAAGCGTATTTTCTTCAACCATCCTATCCAAAAACTTATCTATGTTTTCAAAAACCAGTTCTATATTATGCATAACCTCATTATAAGGCATACCTGGAGTTAATTTGGATATGAATGTCTTGCATCCTGTATAATGAATGCAATGATCGCTTAAATGACCATACGGGCAATCGCATTCTTTTGGAAGAATCTCGCAATTGTCCGTACAGTCATTACACGGATCAGACCCGATACAAATATTAGATCTCAGAATATCAGGTCTGTCATCTTTACAAGTGTTACATGAGTTCATGACTTTCTTTTTTTTGGTGCAAGATAGTGTTTTTTATCCACACCATCACAATAAGAAGTCAATCAATGTATTCCAAACGGTTAGTGCTGCCTTTAAAAACGTATCCGCATCTGTTTTCTATCTCTACATCGGCAATAGGGAGAATAGCATCTTTGCCATAAGTAAGTTCGCATTTTGAAATAAAATTTACTACACCTTGATAATTACCATGAAATTCCCTTGCAAGTTTCCTTCCGGTAGGAATCCCTTCTTTATTGGTTTCGGGAATACCTATCAAGCACTTTATCCAGTTTGGTTCATTCTTGTTATTGCTTCGTATTTCGTAGTTCACGATATCAAATACAATACCTTCAAGGTTCTTTACGTCGATGTTGTCCGCATCCATTTTCTTATCAATACGAATCGTGCTTGTTAAATCTCGTAATTTCATGATATTTTCTATTTTTTGACATTAATGAATAACTGTCACAGTGTTTTAAAAGACCGAAGTAAGAAGATCAGCTTTCATTTGTAATACACTTCTTCGCGTCTTTGGCTACCCTCTTCCTTATTGTCACATAACCTTTATTGTGTTCAGATACGCCTTTGTTATTACGGTGGAAAACATACCCGCAAAAATCAAGAGGTCTATCCATGTCTGTTATAATACAAGTATGCCTTTTAGATCTTATCTTAAGCTCATACCACCAATAATTCTTAATCCTCCATTTGGCAGTATTAGCATCCTCCTTAGTATAAAAAGCAAGGAAATTATCATCAGCATACCTCAATGAGAAAGGAGCTATTCTCTTTACAAGATTATCAAAATCTTTCATAAGGAGATGATGAATGAAAGGACTTGTAGGAGTCCCTATAGGCAGCTCTCCAGATACGAAACTTACGTCTATTACAAAATCTATAAACTTTTTGTTTGAAATAAAGTTCTTAAGTACTTTTCTAAATACTTTGTCTTTTACATGGTTATAACATTTACGTTGATCTATGACCAGACAATACTTCAAATCAAGTCTATCATAATAAACATGCTTCATCTTTTTAATAAGAGACCTTGATTTAGACGATGCTGTTATGCCAAATCCCGGCTTGCAATTAAGACCATTCATATTATCCTTCTCATAATACAAAGGACCTAACTTTACTAAAACAAGAGGCTGATAAATTCTGGTGGTAAGATCCGGGCTGTTTATTTCACGAACCTTACCATTCTTGTTTTCTTTTACAAGTTTGCGATATTTGATTTTGCTAACATAAGCTCCATCTAAATACCATTCATACAATTTTAACGAATTACCATCAAAATCAGAATTGAACTTAATAACATCCTTCTTTCTGGAATGATTTTTAAATGCAGCTTCACAAGCTTCTCTAATATCATCCAAACTTATATCTATATAGTTTGAAACTGATTTCAGTTGTGGGCTAATGACGGGCTTACGACCGTCGCGCATCTCTATCATATTTTTATCATATAACCTCATACGCTTGTCTTTTATTAATTCTCCACTCCTGGGAAAGATTAAAAAGAATATACCCAATTTTTTAGCCCACACAGGGCAAAGCCGCAATTGTTGCGATTCGAATTATTGACATCGTTATTCGCATTCAGAGTACGATACGAACAATTGCCATTATTCGCATTACCGCCGAAACGAGCAGCCACTCCTTTTTAACCTTTTTCTCAACCGTTATTTACTATTTCAGAGGTCAGATCCCAATGTACGACTTGTTAGTAGACTAACGGATTTATTAGTGTTATCTTTTATTGTTAATAATAATGTTAATTATCTCTTGTATTTCTACGATGCAAATGTATGTATAATATTTTAAAGCCACAAAACAAAATGTTTAAAATATTTTTAAATTTTGTTTTGTGGCTTATAATCAGAATATTAAAAATATGATATATCACAAGTAAGCCCTATATACCACACAAGGCTGCGCCTTAGCGCTGCGCTTATGATGGCTGCGCCATCAATTGGTTGCACCCCTCAGGCCTGCGGCTGACTGACGTCTAATAACAACTGGGCAAAGCCGCAATAGTAGCGAGTCGAAATATTGACATCGCTAAGCGCATTCAGAGTACGAGACGAACAAAAGCCAATAGTCGCAGCACCGCCGAAACGAGCAGCCACTCTGGACTTTATGCCGATAGCTAAAGCCCAGTAGCAATTGTCCCATGCATAAAAACATTCTCCTGATCCGATACTCCCCCCTTTTTTGTCCTTCCATCCGGTATAAGGAATACGGTGTAAAGCATAACTATCTCCTAAATTTTGGATAGTTGCTATCTTTTTATATTTAGATTCAAAATTAAAAACCTCACCATTATTTATAGTAGACCTTTTCTCATATGTCCATTTCTTTTGATCTGGCTCTATATAAATATCAATAGTATTACCTATTCGAGTGACATTAGGATCATTTAAACAAGTCCCTACCTGTTCGTATCCCCCTCCACAATATCTAAAGACGTCTCCAGACAAATTCATACCATCGAATAAAGACATCCTTAAAATAACTTCCAAATCAAATTCTGCTGGTTCGTCATTTTCGTCTAAGGCTGATATGGTATCAGTCATTTCCTTAAACACAATAACATTCATATGACCTTCAGCCATACTTTTGGCTCCCTGGACGTTCTTATACCAGTATTTTCCTCCATAAAAATCAAACTCTGATCCTTCTTCTACGCCTGTTTCAAATGCAAAAGAAGCCGCCATCTGGCTTTCCATGCACTGTTCTTTAGGATACTCTGAATTTATGAGGTGAGAGAAATGAGTTTTTTTAGCAGGTTCATAATGTATAATAGAAGCACTTGTAGCCCATGCTCCATACAGCCACGACTCTTCTCCTTTTTTACGGTATTTCACTCCTCCGTATTTGCGATAATTGACATCATTACCTATTCCGTTATTACTTGATATTCCGGAACCGAAAGTGTCTGGATTAACTAAGTATTTAGTACCGTACAACATTTCAAGGTATATGATATACGCATTCAAGGTCAAAAATCCACCTTCTGAAAAAGGATAAGAAGATTCTGGATCTACGTTATTTGCCCTCGAATACTTAGCTATATTGATCTGATTTACATCATTGCTTCTCGGATAAGTTCTTCCATTTAGAAACATTGTGCAGGCGTTACCAACTCCGGCTCCGGATTTACAATTTGTTTCTCCTTCATACAAGAAAAAGAAAGATCTTGCCTTGGAGTCTACTGTACATACAGGTCCAGGAGATAAAGCTGTGGGAGGCAGCACAGGGCACGTCTGGCGAAGGTCAAGTCCGTCCAGCATAGGAACCGTGTCTGCGTCGTACACACCAGACCATATTTTCCCACTTTTTCCAACTACCTTATCAACTACATACAGACTCTTGCTACATCCTAAGAATATGCTATAATTCTTTGAAGTAGTCTCCCAAGGTCTTAAAATCCTTACCTCTGACCCTGATACATTATAAAGTTTTTGACCAATACCATACTCTTCGTAAAAAGCCTTAGCGTCAAATGCTCCGGCATCACAATACTTATTTTTATGACCGTTATCCAAATACAGTTCCACATCGCATTCGGCTCTCATTTCCTCGGTTATACCTACCGTAGGAGCAAAATCTCCGTTTTCAAATCTAAGGAGATTATTCTTACGAAGCTTTCCTACCGGACGCACTTTATCTCCGGTATTTTGAGTCATGTCTATAAGGTAAAAATCCCAAGAAGGGAGAAGGCTTTTGTCGCCAACTGATTCTGTGGCTTCTGGAGGAAGCTGATCCTCAGCCCAAGCGGATGCCGATCCCGAAGCACCTTCTTTAAGAACGTTGAAAGTATTACCATCAGACAAAACAAAAGGCTCAGATTCCTCCCCTTTCTTCGATAAAAACTTTTCCCTTTTACCAACTTGATTAACGACTATGTTCTTCTTAGCCTTATTCCCTTCATCGGAAATAGTGTAATTCAAAGTCGTATCAAGACCTTCATTTATTTCAGAAAACACCGACACCAGTTTATCATTCTCACCTTCTGTCGGATTAAATTTTACGTTGCTCATTTTCAAAAATCAAATTTGCATTCATCAACAACAGGCTCGCATTTGGTATTTTCATTAACCCATTTCATGCCCTCTTCTTCCAGTATCTTCTTAGCCTTTTCATTGGCATCATCAACGCTAATGAAAGACGTTACGGTACCGGCGTATATCCTCTTGTATTTCTCAGGAGCCTTCCATCCTTCCTTACAACGTTTACTAAACCAACCATGTTGATCTTCGTTGTAATAAACGGTTTTACATACTCCAGATTCGTTAGCGGCAGCCTGCCCTTCTTGCTCAAGAATCTTCGCAGCTTCGTAGTTGGCTATTTCGGTACTAAACTTAGACCATACACGCCCGGCCTCTACCACGTGATGTGTGGGTTGTTCTTGTTTTTGACCATCAGGACAATCATTTTTAAAGAAATCCCCTTCCTGTCTTGTGTTATAATATACCTCGCAACAGCCACCTACTTTATTAGCATACAACGGACCTTCTTTCTCCGCAAACTCTTCCGCTTTCCTATCTGCATCATCTTGGCTTATATCCGAACAAAATTCAGCCTCATGAACGATAAACGTTTCTTCAGAACCAAGATCTTCCGGACAGTCCGATTTCTTGAAAGCTTTTCTGTATTCTTTGTTGTAATACATCTTTTTCATGACAAGATCTTATTAAGTTCTTCTTTAAATTTCTGAATCTCGTCCGGGCACAACCCGCATTCCCCTTCACATACGATTCTTCTCATACGATCTATTTTAAGAACCGTATCCATATCAGGCTTAATACCTACCTTATACTTATGATATTGTAGATACTGATCAGCCTTACATGCTATAAAACGATCAGCACACTCACATAAGTAAGATGAAGGGAAAAGAATTTGCTGTGTACTTCCGGTAACTGCCATATCACTTCACGGTAAAATACCTGGCGTATTCTTTATTTATGTATTCAGAATAAGTAGCAAGATCATCCGGATCCGGGCACTCGTTCTTCAAATTAACAATCCAGCCTCTTACCAGCTTTTGAATATCAGCATACCTTTTACTTACACCTCCTACAAACCTGAACTTGCGATGAAGGTCTATGATTTTCTTGTCCAATACAGCAAGTTCATCGTATTTCTGAATACAAGCCGCATTAGAATCAGCTTTAGGTGTCGTATCCGACTGAGGCTTTATAGCCCTATTTCTATCAACAGAAGTAATATTACTTCTTCCACATCCACATCCCATAACTTATTTATATTTAATTAATTACATTTTGCAACCACAATTTTCACAATTATTGAGAACGTAAATCAATTTAGATGCTTTTTCGTATAATTGTTTTACGTTTTCAAAATTCCCTAATCTCATATTAGCTTCAGCCGCAGCCAGCAGAAACTCTATTTCTTTTATTTTGTCAATAACGTCATCATCCTCATGATCACATAACACAGTTGACCTGGCCCATATCTTATCTATGTTAAGACGGATCAGATCTGTTTTTAAATACTTTCTATTAAATGAATAAGAGGAAGGACTGCCTTTTATGGTAATATCGTATATACCATCTTTTAGGTTTTCAAAATCATTTCCGCGACCTGGATTTATGCCAAGAGTCTTACTGTTGAATACATTCAACTGATTCTTACCAAGATAATAAACATACTTATTCTCGTCTTCAGGTGGCACGATCTCTATAATAGCCGGTCTGTCTGCCAGTATTCCCCATTCCGACTGATCGGCTATGCGAAGCGTTTTAGGGTTGTTGGTGCTTATAACCTCAAAATCAAGATGGATGTTGTTCATACTCTCCTCCCATCCCATTCTGGTAAGGGAATCATCGTATCTGGCTGTTATATCAGCCCCCTCTACTTCAGTGCTATTAACACGTACCTCGGTACCATTTATCTTGACTCCTACTATTTGGGCCACCAACGACTTAGCCATACCAAACATAGGAACAATGATTTCTCCGTTGTAATCAGTTCCTTCATTTGGATACTGTACTACTTCCGTCTTGTACAGGCCATCATTTCTTCTGGCTACTATTCTAATAACCATCTGATTTTCTACATCGTAGTCGGTCATTACTATCCTGACATAGAAAATGTTATTTCTTATCTGTGGTAAAATATCAATGTAATTCATTTCCTTCTCTTTTTCTACAAAGATATAGAAATGAAGCGATAAAACACAACACTGACGTATATTGTTATGGAGAGCAAGAACCCTACCCGCACATTCGAAGATCTATTCCGTATTCCCGGAATATGTCGTCAAAGGATATATCTTCGTCAGAATAATACACTTCGCATATATTACGGTACTTTTTCAATGCCGAAATGTACAAGCTCATCATGTTCTTGCCTTTTATTTTCTTAATAGCTTTTGTGATAACCTCTTCAGTAGATGCACTCATTAGGACATTATTGAAGAAGGTCCTAATATTGCAACCAAATCTTTCTTTAACCCTACTCCTGAATAGTCGATACAAGGTTATGTTCTTCAACGTATTCAAACCATTATTCTTCAACCTTTTATTCAATGACTCAACGGCTTTATCGGAAAAACATGTGCGATTTTTTCCTTCTCTATCTACATATTCAGAAAACCAGGAATGGAACGTTGTGGGATTCTTCATAATCCTATTAATAAAAGAGTCAACGATGTAAGTTTTAAGATCACGCTTGTGAGCATGGCAGGCCGCTATTTTCTCCTCCCTATTTAATGACATGTCAAGACAACGAAAAACGCGACAACTTTCATCTATGAAATATTCGGGGTGTTCTTTCTTAAATTCCTCACGATAAGCCTTGTATCCTACTTTTCTAAGGTGAGATATCTCAGAATTTATATAGAATCTAACACACCTGTTCTCGGTCTCCTGAACCTTTGTACTATATGGAACTGATCGACGGCCGTATATAAGATAATCGTACACCATAGCATCCACAAAATCATTGTACGGAAAATAACGACCAAATCCGTAGTTCCAAACAATAAAACAACGCACTCGATCTTTCCAGTAGTCGGTGATTACAAAATTACTGCTATGTCTTAAATTGAACTCTTTTTTAAAGAAATGACCTGTTTTGCTATCATAATTAAGATTAAAATACCTTAAATTTCCTAAACATTGACCTTCCGGTCTACGCACTACATTATAGCTAAAATGGTTATACTCATTGCGTATAACCTCTAAAGGTGAGACCGACTCTTTCTTAAGAAGTCTGTCGTGAAGCTTGCGCCCGTCTGATATTTGGAGTATATTCGCCATATATTTGTCTTTTGGAGCAAATGTAACAAAATTGTTTATTGGCTCCAAATTTTACTAAAAGCTTTTAGCCTGTCCTTGGTTTGAGAAAATAAGGGACAGGTCTTTTTTTTGTACTTAATCGCATTACGACAAAAACGGCACCAAATAGCGATCATCCTGTAACACACTGAGCATCAGGGTGGACCAAGTTATCTTGAATAAAAACAGTCCCGATTTTATCGTTCCTGATTTTATTATTCATTCCCTGAATTATTATTCATCTTGTTTTAATTAATTATCAGTTATTCATATTATTTTAACTTTTAAGACCTTATTCTTTATTCCTCATAATATGGAGTGACTGAAACCGAATCGACCGAAGGGAGTGAGGTGAAGGAACGTATTGCCCTATATATTGTTTGGCTTATTGTTTAATCCTTTAAGTGAACGAATATCGTGACCGTAGGGAGCGATATGAGGGAACGTAGAAATATTGATTTAATTCTTTATTGAATTTATGCCGAATCGAGCGAAGCGAGTGAGGTATGAATGAACTTTTATTTAAAACCATGAAGTAGCCAGTGGATAAGCGGGCAGGGCAGGTAGGCGAGGCTGTAGTGTGTCATGGCGCAGGACAGCCCAGGCAGCAGAGCAGGTCCCTTCAGGCCGCAGCACGAGGCAGGCGGGTAGGTTGCAGGGTAGGGGTTGCCGTTGTAGGATAGAACTTCAGGATAGGCGTAAGACAGGCTTTGTCCGTCTTACATCAGTGGCTTCTCACCATATTCTATAAAATACACCCATACTCAAACAAGGAGAAAAACCATCTTTAGACAATCCGTATCCGGCGGTGATTCCTAATCCCCACCGTCTACTTTTTTCGTATATTATTTCTCTTTTGTGGTAGATTGTCATCGTATCTAAATTTGGTCGGTATCCACTTATTACCGCTCTATAATCATCCGTCTGATACGTTTTTCTCTGTATTGGGATATTGATATAAACAGTGTCTTTTATCGTATCTTTTTTAACTATAGCATCCATAGGGAAAGGTATTTCTACCTCCCCTACGTCAACTATATACTGAGGAACAGGAACAGGTTGGATAATGGTATCTATTACCGTATCTATTTCTATATCGTGTATTATTTCTTTCTTCTTGCATGTTTTACCGAATAAGAAAGATATAAAACACAGTAGAAGAACTCCTAACACATGACTGACCCTCATTTTTTGCAAACACATTTCTTACCCTCCTTATCTTCAGCTAAAAGTTCTTGTATATCACCGTTGTTAATACCTTCTTTAAGCTCTTCTCCGAATGGAACTTTTTGCCACCAACTTACTTTACTAAAGAAATACTTAACGCCTTTTACTATCATCAAATCAGGTGCAAGGTCGCCGAGGCGTTTGAATGCCATTCCACCGTATAATATTAAGGCGAATATCGTAATCCACTGAAGAAGCATGTCTATAAACTCTGGGGATTTATGCCCTCCCATAGACATAATAAGATCCATTCCGGATATGGTGAACAACCCGAAAGAGCAGGCCGCGAACTCAAGAAGAATTTTCAAAACTCCCATTTCGCTTATGCATGTCAATATCTTAAAAGGCCTCTTTCTCTTTCTTCGGATATAGCAGTGTTTGATACTTTTTATAGTAGCTAACAAAAGATTTATAGCTAATATAAACAATATAGAATATATAAGGTGGTGAATCTCCTGGAAATTCATCCACAACGCTGATAATCCGGAAATGAGAAAAGCCCAGAAACTTTCTAAATTCATCCTTCCTACAAAACGATAAGCCATATTAGAACATAGTTACTTTCTTGCTACTTCCAAGAGAGTCATATACGTCAATATGGACCCAATTGGTACCTGATTCTAATCTAATGGGACAAGGAAGTAAATCCTGCGACTGAATTATTTTATTCCTTGTCTCTTCTGCCGTCATGCCCTTGGCATCGAAATCGATGGCTGCTCCAAGCATATGAGGACTGATATACAACGACCCTGATACGGTCTTTGATTTTACTATATCCGAGATATTGTTCCTAAACCCACGCTCATCAAACCTTCCACCTGACTTCCATGTATTGACCGTCATCGAAGTTTTCAAAATGTCTTTCCTTAAAACCAGTATCGTGTGAAGCAATTCAGTTCTTAAATACCTCCAACAAAGATCTTTATCTCTACCGTATTCTTTAGGACCAACTAATTCAACAATACTAAAATACTGACTCAATTCTTTTATAATATCTTTTCTTTCCATAACTTAACCTTTTTCACAAAGATAATCAGAACCTTACCAAATATTAAAATAAGCAGAGTTTGGATTAAAGAAAAACCCCTGCATAAATAAATATACAGGGGTTATCCATAACATTAACAACAAATTACGACCTAAACAGCCCTCACATATCCGGCTGATACAAGATCAGAAAGGTTCTCGTAAGCCAAAGGGATGCCTGAATCTCTTATGCAAAGATACTTAATTTCTTTGTCAATGTAATACTTTCCATTCTCTAAAATAGAATTATATACCCAAGGAATAGGATCGTCTATCGTACCTGAATGCTTTTCCTGAACAACCATATACAGGCTTTCAGTTCCACCTCCCTGACCAGGAACCCAGTCGGCTTGGAGATTGTGATTTTGCCTTACTTCAAACAGAGTCCAATCCAAATCCGAAGGTTTGTTTTTGCTACGGAAACGCTGCCCTTTTACAACAGCCGTGCCCATAGGAAGACCTTTGTCGCCGTAAACTCCATCCTTGTCCCAGATAGGGTACAATCCCTTTATCTTAAGAGCAAGATTCTGGTCGGTGTTTTCCAGCATAGCCGGCGTGTTGATCATCGCCCTCATGTACATAGCTGTAGCCTTCTCCGGATCATTGGCTTCAAGGATCTTATTTTTTTCTATGATCTGATCCTTTGTCCTTACCAACTTCTCAGGATAACCTTCATTCACTTTCATAGACTCAACTTCACTCCTGTCGGTTTTAGAAGTTATTTCCTTTTCTATGGCAGCAGTACGATCGTTGCACTCAGATTCATATACATGCATTTCATTCATTGCCGTATTAGCAATATCAAGCTCGTATTCTGAATCTGCTACGGATACGGTGTATATCCCGCTTCCTTTTGCTACATCAATATCGTTTTTAACCTTCTGTCTCATGCTGCTATTATACCATATCTGTTTACCATCCAAACTATAAGAACGAACGGCATCAGAATAAGCATATTCCCTGGCCTCAGAAACTTTCTTATCCTTAGCCTTGGCAAGCAACTCCTCTTCAGTTGGTCCAGGAGGCTCCGGGTCAAGCTGCATAGCAATAACTTCTTTCACACTCGCATCAGGATTGTCTTGATGGAATTTTTCTTGATCGGAGTCAAGTTGAACCCATTTACCATCTAAGAAATCTTGGTAAGAATACCCTACTTCGTAAGAAGAGGAGTCCAACTCGTATCCTTCCCAGTAAAAACCTTTTATATTCTTATTTACATAAAGCATACTCTATCCTTTCTATTAAGCTTGTTCACCTACTCTGATAACCAACTTATCATTGATATACCAGATACTTAATTCTATAAAACTGTTTTTAGGTACTATTACGCTATCGCCTGACATGCTCTGGAACTGGCCAGAAGTAGGAAGCGGCTGCGTAATGTCATTGCCGGTGGTGTTGTTGACCCGCACCTGCCATTCCCTCCCAACATACTCAGAAGATACGGTCATAGACAGATTCGTAGCAGAAGCTACGTTGGCTATGATATTATGAGTGTCTTTAGGAAGATTAGCTAATGTCGTAACAACCCTGGGAGCCTTAGACATAAACCTCAGATAAGACATCATGGTATTAGACAACGTAACCATATTGTTCAATACCTTATAAGCCTTATCTTGAGTAACAGTATATGTTCCTACCTGAATCTCTATATCAGATTCAGATACGCCTTCTCCAGTATTGGTATCTGAAAATGAAACAAGTACAATCTTTAATTCAAAAACACCTTCAAAATCCCCACCCTTTAAAAAATAATCCAAAGAATAGTAATTACCCTCTAACTTTCCTAACGTAATTTTATTATTGTAAGCATCCAGTACCTTCCCAAACGAAGTTTCATCAAGTGTTCCTGAATTACCTGAAAACATAGATAGATCAAGATAAGTCGAATCTACTCCGGTACTTACCATACCAAGCGATTCAAGCACCTTACCACCACTTTCTTCAGTAACCAAAATATATTCATTATACACGTTTTTGGTTTCTGTAGATGCCACATCATCTTTTACAAGATACATGACATTATCCTTCGCCTCTTCAACAGTAGGAAGTTTGCTAACAATCTGTTTCTTCCACCCTGCTGCCGAAACAGCATCATCTATGTACTGTTTTGTTACATGATCTCCCCATGTCATGTTACTAAGAAGAGTCTTGCTACCGTCTTGACTTCCAGCAGGGGGAGCCGGGATGAGGCCTCCCTTGCCCGACTCCGAACCTGTTCCAGGAGCAGCCTGCACCACATTCTCAAGTCTGGAATCAACCTCCCGACCTTCGAATTTACTGTTATAACCTACTTCTGCCATTTTTTTTATTTCTTGTTAATTTTATCCAACAATTTCTTGATCTGGTCTACGATGTCCATCACCGCGCCAACCTTGTTTTTTACGTCCTCAACCTTCTGATCAATCTTAGAATCCAAAGCCTTTAAACGGTCTTCGTTTTTACGATACACTAAATACAGGGCTAAACCGATGATTGCCATCGTAAGGATATTAGCCAAAACGCATCCGATTATTATTTGAAACATGATGATTATATGGTAGATAACGCTACCACACGCTTTAATTATTCAACTTTTTACAAATATGGCAATTATCCCAACCATAACAAGATCAAAGACGCTCGTCATTAACATCAGACACCCATTCTTTAGATGAAAGAACAGATTCAAACTCAGAAGAAGGGCTGTCATATACCGGATACGGGTATTGAGGCTCGTCATCAGCCTGCATGTCTAAAGACTTAAATAGAAGGTCATAATGATCTACATGTAAAATAACTTTAGAACCGTCTACGCTCGCTCTTGGGCTGTCTATTCCTAATTCACGTCTCTTTTCTTCAGATACGGAATCATATACTTTTTTTGGTATGATAATAAATTTCATATTACTTTGATTTTAGGGTTTGTAAATAGTTGTATGCTTTGATACAGTCGTCTTTGGATAAAGCACTACTATAAATTCCAGCTAATTTAGTTGCCGACTCAGCAAATTGATTACTTCCATCAAAGCCTAAATTTACCATTGTATAATTTGATGATATATTGCCAGGCACAATATTGTATTCATTCCAATTTTCATCATATACTTTACCCTCTGAAGTTACGGCTCTCACTACATTTGATGGTATCAAGGTTTTATTTCCCTTTAATACGACATACACACCACTACCTTGAAGATTTTGGATTCTAACCTTTGATGATAAATCAAAACCACAATAAGATATCTTTTTAACGGGGAATTTAAAATCTAATATAACAGTAAAGTTTTCGCCAAATTTAAACTGTTTACTAACCGCTTTATCATCCACCCCATCAGTAACCAGGTATCCTTCGTATTCGGGGATTTGCTCAATGGTAATATTGCATTCACCAGTAAACCCAACAGTACCTATTCCAACTATCACTTTACCACCTTCTTGTGGAATATTATAATCACTACGATATATGCCATCTTTATCAATCACATATGCATCTGTTACACTTTTTCTACCCAAAAATATTTTTTGACCATCAACTAACCCCGTGACTTTAAATATTATTGTTGTTGACGAACTATTATAACTATATAAAATATCTGTATTATAATTTGTAGAAGAACCGGTTATTTTCGAATTTGTTATAGTAACAGAATATCCATTTTTTACTATATCGCCTCTATCTGCAACATGATTCCAATTAGTAAATTTTTGTATATTGTACAACCCATACCCACTCCCTTCTGCAAACCCAAAATTCGACAGTACAAGATCATTACCATTGCCCGTAATGTTAGCAATAGTAGCACGATCTTTGTCCTCGTTGGTTTTGCCGGTGACTGTCCATGCCTGGTCGGGGAAGAGCCAGGGATATTGCCTCTTATACCAATTAAAAACCTTTTCATCGTCTTCATCGGTAGAGAAATATCCATTACAGATTGTTTGACCGGCGATGGCTAATCTGGCATAAGAATAACCATTGGCCACTCTCCATAAGTAATACAAGCCAGGATTATTTATAAATTCATTTGCTGTTGCTGTAACTGAATCACCTGTTATCAAATTTTTTATTGTCATATTATCAGCATCTCTTTTACAGCAAAGAAGATTAAATCCATTGGATAAATTTATTACTACAGATTTATTCCCAGAATAATACGAAAGTGCATTGAGAGAACTATAATTCATGTAAAAATCTTTTATATCTTTTCCAGCCACCATCATATTCTTTGTAGGGTTATTCTGAAACGGAATAAACGCTGTGTACACCGTATAGGTATCCTCGAAGTTAAGCTCCTTCTCTGTAACCGCAAGGTCGTCTACTCCGTCACCGAGGATAAAGCCAGGGTAGAGGGGAAGTTGTTCGATGGTAATTGATCCCACTTTACCCCCAACAGCAAGATAAACAGCTAAAAAATCATCTTCTTTTATTGCAGGAATTTCAGTGATGCCATTAGGGTTTAATGATACCGTTACTGTTGTTGCTGTTGATGTAGAAGGCGCATAAAATGATAAAGCCATATCACCTTCATCGTATCCTTCACTTGATATTTTTATGAAATAAGATTTATTAAATTGGTAAATATTCTTTGGTATATAAATAGCATTACCAATTCCTGTAGTTAAAATGGTTACTTTAATAGAATTGCTACCCTGCTCATCAATTCTTATTTTATCTACAGTAGCATTATTTCTAAAATCATTAAAATCCTGAACATATCCCCCAACCCCTGACATTCTCTTCCAAGAGAAGCTTTTCAACTGTAGATCGTGTCCGTTACCCGTCTTATCAACCCATACGGGATTGGCAGCCATCTGTTCATTGGTGATACCAGAAGCGGAATATCTGGCTACGATACCTTCTATGTCCGGGAAGGGATCTGCTTTACATGGCAGGTCTAATATCATTTCCGCATACTCTTTAAAAGGTATGGAAGTAGGTACATTATACCCTTTGGATATAAGGGCTTGCCTTATGTCCTCTTTGGTATTTATGATCCTCATTAACTTATCTGATATGGTTCCCATTACACTTCCTCCCCATTTATGTAATCTAATACCTGACCTATGTCTCCGATGTCCGATTTTATTGACTCTCCTTGAGAATGTATTTCAATAAGTTTACGATATAAGGTGTTATCTCCTATACGATTCTTATCTGTAGCTTGTTCTTCGATTTTGGCTATCGTATCAGGATCTTCGTACTTAACGCCATCAGGACCATACCATTCGTCTGTTAAATTCGTGTATTTATGACGAACTGGAGTCGATTTAGACTCCAGTGTTACTAAAAAATATTCGTTACAGCTCATGACAATAAGATTTAGTGGTTGCAACAATTACATCTACAAACTATTCTCACGTAGCCAGAGGGAATGGCAGCCAGCTCCGTCCCTACGGCTATCGCCGGGTCAGTGCTTTCCATGACCGTCAGCGCCATCTTGTCCACGTCAAGGTCATTGTCGTAAACGATTTCTCCCTCAACGTAGATGCTCCCTGCATCAGAAACGTAGCAGTTTTTGACCTGTCTTATATGGCGCTGTGTAGCAGACGCAAAATCACACTCGATACTTAACCACCCTACCGGTATCTGATCGATATTGGATCCGATATTGTAATCAGGGTCGGTTGTTTTAAGAACCATATGTCTCAATTCCCTTGTATTTCCGTATCCGTCCATTGTTATGTATGTTCGGATCTGAACCTTACCCTTTCCCGTCTTATAACAGTTTTCTACTATTTCTGTATCGGATGTAGTAGCATCAGGGAAATCACAAACAATACGCTGCCATCCTTCTTGTATTTTGCTGAATGTGGCGCCTCTTTGTATATCAGGGTCGGTAGTTTCTAAGACAATAAGATACTCGTCCCGGACACCTATTATGCTATCTACCGACCTGTATCCACCAAGATGTATTTTACCACCAGGAGTAGTATAACATTCATCTACGGACATAATATGTCTTTCCGTAAGATCAGGAAAATCGCATTCGGTTTTCGTCCATTCGTTAGGTATCTTATCTATTCTCGTCCACTGAGGATAGGCGTCGTCCGTTGTCTTAACAATATAATAATACTGTTCCCTTACACCAAGAACGGCATCAATAGATTGATAACCTTTTATATTAACCTTACCACCATCAGTCTTATAACATTCGTCCACTTCAACAATTTCCCGGTCCGTCATGTCAGGAAAATCACAGACCATCCTCACCCAATCTTCGGGAATGGAATCCAGCACGGTTCCTACCTTAATATCAGGATCGGTTGACTGAAGAACGGTATAAACCTCTTCCCTGGCTCCAAGGATGTTATCTATGGCTACCAAACCTTCTACTTGCACTTTTCCTTTTTTAGTAGTGTAACATTCAAGAACGTAAGTTACGTCTCGTTCTGTCATGTCAGGAAAGTCACAAACCATTCGAACCCAATTCTCTGGAATTAGTTTAAAAACATGGCCGGCAGGGAAATTATCGTCAGTCGACTGAATAACGGTATAAATAGACTCCCTGATATTTATCTTATCATCTATGGCTTCCAATCCTTCTATTTCAACCTTACCATCCGGAGTCTTATAACATCTGTTGACGAACGTAATGTCGCGTTCTGTCATATCAGGAAGATCGCAGTCGATCATAACCCATTCGTCCGGTATTTTAGTAAGAACTTTACCTACCGGATTATCCATGTCGGTACTGTCGGTAATTCTATGGGTTTCTTTAAGAACATCCATCTGATCGTTAAGAAGATACCAACTCCATACTTCAACCTTTCCACCAGGTGTACGGTAACAGGTTTTGAAATCTTTGATAACTTTCTCAGCTATGTTAATCCACTCCCATTCGGTTGTGGCCGGAATACTAGAAACAGGATGCTTCTTACCTTCTTCGTCAAGATACCAATAACAGCCATTTAAGGACACAACCACTTGGTAGATTTTGTCCCCTATTTTTATACCGGATTTGCTGTCATCTACCGGTTGGGAGGAACCCCATTTTCCAACTATGTTGGTTATTTTATCAATGCCCCTACCTAAGGCACCGACTAAAGAATCCACGCCGTTCATATGAAACTAACTTATTTCAAATTGTTTTATTACAAAAAGGGGGGTGGAGGACCGGCCTCCTCCCCCCTTGGGATATATAGAAAAAAGGAAAATCAAATCTTGCAGGGCTTGATATTTGCCGAAGCAGCTAACAAGTCCATAAGGTCTTGAATACCTTCGTGAGCGCCATACGGTACATGGAAGTGTACTGTAATATGATCATCAATTACCCTACCGAAGCCGTTAGAGTAACGTGCCGGCTTCAACGTTACTGAATAATCAGCATACGGAGCCAACAGGTCTAAGCGGGTTTCTTCGTTGGTAAACATCCGTTCCATAAGTTCTTGGTGAGTCTTACGGAAGTCGAAGAACATACGTTGTTCGCGTTCCTTATCCAGCAATTCAGCGCCGAGATGAGTACGCGGAGCCCAGTGCTGTTTGTATTCGGTGTGGATCGGGTTGAAGTACGTGCTTATAGCCTCGCGCTGTTCATCCGGATAACCACCATTTACAGCAATACGAACAGATCCTTCCTGGAATGTCAGACGGTCAATCAAACAGTCAGACGGAGAAATCATGTAGTCAATACCACGGAACAAGATACCGCATTTGCAGTTCTTAGGAATCGGATCTGCAATAATAGACTGATCTCCTGCTACGGCACCCAAACGTTTCCAGTTACGTCCACGATAAGATTCGGGAGCTTTCGATACGAAGAAGTCTTTGAAAATTTTATCGCATTCGTCGCAAACCATGTTAGTAACGACCGTTGTTTTGAATTTGTGTTGACATCCACCAGGTGTACCGTAATCTTCGATTGTCAGATACGGGAATGCTGCCTGCAATTCTTCTTTAGCACTGTTACCACATTCATCATCCGGCAACGTGATTTCATAAGCTTCTTTCGAAATCTTACAAGAACCACATGCTTCCCAGCTAACAGTAGTAACAGCAGGATTGCTACACATATCTGCTGTTTTAGCAACGAACGTTACTGTTGCAGTCGGATTAGTTTCTACAAATGCATCGATATCAGCCTTCGTCAGTTTCTTGCTTACGGCCACAGTGTACATACCTACGCCGCCATCTTGGGCTGCTGTTTTCTCGGCAGTGCTACTAACGGCATTCTTAATGCTTTCTACTACAGTAGACTGATCAACACCATCATCCTCTAACGTTACGGCATAAATCAAACCGCCGTCTACCTTAGTATATCCGTCAGGGCACTCTTCACAGCCTTTCATAATAGAAGACAGTTTTTGAGTATAATCAGCAGGCTTACCGCCTTCTTTCATCACCTGATATTTGGATGTAGAAAGATGACGTCCTACTCTCTTAATATCCAAACCGGGATAAGCAGCCTTAAGCTGAGCCAGGGCATAAGCATCACCGGTATCACACATTTCCATGCAATAGAAATTCATGTCGGTTTCCACCGGAGCTTTTTCCAGTTCATTGCAAGAATGGATAGGATGGATTTCTACAAAATCACCTACCTTTCCACCACCTGCAATCGGCTGATTCTTGATACGTTCGATTGTTTTCAAGATAGCGGCCAAAATATCAACATCTTCACAAGGATCACATTCTGAACACATATCCTCACGACCCGGACAGTTTTCGAAAATGATGTAATCATCGATATTTACCTCACCCATCGGATAACCACGAAGCTCGAACAAACGTCCTGTCAGCTTAATATGGATAGGAATACGATCGCCTTTTCTTGCTGTAATAGCGGTATTGTCGTCAATTCCGTTGTAACCGAAAATAACCTCATCTACTTTAATTTCTTTGCTCTTCGGAGCAGAAGCATACACTTCTATGATTTCGTCAATAGCAAACGTAGGTGTAGAGAATGATTTATCATCAGATACACGATCGTTCACCATCTCATTACGTCCGATCCTGATCTGGAAACGTTGTTCGTCCTTACGATATCCTTTCAAATCTTTCAACGCCTTCAAACCATCTTTAGTCTGCTCACCATCCAAATCATAGATAGCGATCTGACCTTCTTGAAGCAACAAAGAATCTACGTCCGCCAACTTAGCGTGTGGAGGACAGATAATGTGTCTGTCATACGGTTTATGGATAGCCATAGCCTTATAATATTTTAAAAATTAGTATTCTGTTATCTGTCTCAAAAATAGCGATAGTCATATAAGCAACAAAAAGCATTAGGAATTAATTAATTCTTAATGCTTTTTGATAATGTTTAATTTAGGATGTGCCTCTTATTTGTTACAAAGGAGATTGGACGTTGTTTGAATCTATTTGATAACGTCCGTATTCGCTTTCATTCAAAGCAAATTGCTTTTCAATCATGTTAAGAATAATACCGATTAATTTGTCATCTAATTCAGGATCTATATCAGTTGAATTAGAACCATCGGATTTAATATATCCTTCGATGTCAACTTCCTTCGGATAACGGTAATACGTAAGATAAACGGTGTCTACATCAAAACCAGACTTATACACCCTTACCGAATCTTCTCCTATAGTGTAAAATGTTTCCCTAAAATCAAAATCAGGTTTGTTAAAAAAGTCGGCAAGAAGCTCATGCGGGTTTTCGTTCTTAGCCTCCCACATGGTAAAATCAGTAACCGTGCATTCGCCTTCGGTAAATACGCCTGATATGTTTGAAAAAGAAAAGAAATCAGAAGGCAATGAAAACAAAGTGCTTTCCGGATTATCTTTATCTTCTTTTTTATCAAGTTCTTTTGAGTACACAACCAACTTTTGTATATAACGTATATCCTCTTCGTTTTTCTTATCAAGGATATAACGAACAAGGCGGTTTTGTTCGTCATTAAAAAGCTGAACAAAACGTGCCTTGTCGAGTTTTATACCACCGTTGGTCATGTTTTCTTCAGCCTTCTGTAAGGCCCGGAGATAACAATCAACGATTCTCATAAATTATTCTTTTTTATCAGCGTATTGATCAACATCGAAACCTTTCTCATCTTCCTTTTTCTTCTTGTCAGACTTAGCGCCTTCTATTTTTTTATGCTTGTTCTTTAAAGCGTTATACGCTTCCAGAACACGTGACTTGGTTTCTAACATTGACTTATTGGAAGCAAGAGCCATAGATGCAGAGATGGCGTCGGCGCCCAGGAGCTCGCCATTCAGATACAGTCCGTCGGTGTTGACGGTGACAGCCAGCCCTTCGATCATTTCCCTGATCATACGATGGAATTTGATCACCTGCATTCCCTCAGAAGATTCGTCGTCAGATAAGAACCTTGAGCTTGCTTCTTTATACATATCAACGTTCGTATTCTTGGCATCAATCCAATTAGTGAATATGTATTGAACCATGCTCTGATCAAGCTCTACGCTATATATGATGTCAAGATACAAAAGCAGATCATAGATACTTTTCCTTTCAGCCTCTGACCCTTTCAGTTTGTTCATGAACTCGTATAAAATATCAGCCTTGTCAATCTGACGTTGTTTCCTGATATCTACGGCCGTAGTCTTGTCTTCTACACAATAATAAGATTCGACATACATCGGATTACCGTCTTCCTCTTTAGGAGTAAGAGACTTGGATAAAATAGCTATATACAGCTCAAATAAATCACGAACGTCATTAGTGTAGAACAAACGACCATCATACAAGTCAATTCTGTAAGAATCCCAGAAATCGAAGTTCTTTTGGTCCAGGTCCTCATTGACAGTTTCTTCAAACGGATACCGAATATTCTTAATACGCATATCCATTTCATTCTTCTTGTCTTCAAGTGAGTAACCTTTATAACATGCTGAATTGATAAAGAAACCGGTATCATACACCCTAAGATCCTTATCCCATCCACAACAAGACACTGTCTTGTTCCCAGGGAAAGGAGTCTTGGAAATGCCTCTTTCCTGATATCCGGAAGGAGCTTCTTCATCCATCTTACCTGTTATAACATAAATAGAGTCGGAATATATCTTCATTCCTCCTACGGTAGCCAGCAGTTTCTTAGACTCATGGCTTTCTTCAAAAATCTTTTTTCCCATCTTTTTATATATCCTATGAAAACAAAATTTGCGGCCGGTTTTAAAGCCGACCGCAAGTTAATATTAAAAGTTATGATTACAAAGAGCTTGGTAACAATTCAATTGTTACGAACCGGCTGGTATCTTTTACCCAACAAGCCGATACAGAGTGGCACCAGAATTGTTCTGACATACGAGGATGGCTGGATACAATTTCTTGAGCCGATACTCTGGATGACCATCTACCTTGTTCGTAACCCCACCACATAGAACCGATATCAGGCTTAACGTAGAATACGTTGCTGTTGATATTACCAATACGAGCTTCGGCTGAAGCAGGAATGCCGGCGAATGCGTTAGAGTATTCAGGAGCGGTCAAATCTTCCATAATACATGAATATGATGTGATAGGGGTCATACCGTCTACCAACTGGCTTCTATCTACCATATCAACGTAATCTAAAGAAGGTTCGTGTTCTACAATGACCTTACCAATACCCGGAATAGTAACGCCCTTAATCTTTACAGTTCCTAATTCAAGAGCATCGTTTGATCCTGTTACCGGGTTATTGATGATACGTTCTGTACCCATAAGCGGAGCCAAGGCACCTAATTGAGAGAAGAACTCATCACGGAAGATCTCAACGATATTCTTGTAAGCCATAGCACCTACCTTGAATTTCATTACACGATTTTCAATCGGCATATCGCTACGACCACGGAAAATATAGTCAGCAGCAGCCAGGAAGTGTTCACGCTTGATACCACCCGGACGAGCGTAAGAAATAACGAAACCACGACGCAGTTGGTGATACAGGCCTTCGTTTTTCATCAAAACACCATTATGACCCTTGACTCTACCTCCGCGCATGAACATAAGTTCGTATGCTTCCATCTTAGCCAATTCAGCCAAGCAGAACAAAGACACCGTATTAGCTACACGTGCTGTACGCATATCAATGCTTCCGTCACCAAGACGAGAACCGATGATAGCATAACTTGCATCACCTCCTCTGATTTCAGAAAGCTGACGAACTTTCTGGTAAGCCTTGTCGATGAAATTCTGTGTACGTTCGTCTGCATAAGCCAAAGACTTAATACCGGCGTACATAGTCGTTTCACCTTCAACACCACGATGTCCACCAAGCGTAAATTCACAAGTCATAGAACCGGCCTTAGAAGCACCTCCTACGCCAGAGAACTGAGTAGAGAACTCACCAAGAACGTTTGTCACCTTCCAGTATTTAATACCGGCACGAAGCATGTCTTTCGGGAAGTATTTAGCACGAGAACGGCCCCACAACTTACACCAGTATCTCCAGTTTTCACCTTCTTGTTTCGGAGGACGCTCTGTAGAGATAAGAGCCTGGCAACCATTAATCACATCGTAAGTAATAACATCTCCTTGTTTAAATTGTGCATTCAACACAATTTCAAAGAAGCTTTCATCAATACCGGGTTTTGCATATTTCAAAGACGTATCTTCTACTGTAACCACCTCATACGTTTCTGATACCGGAAGATCATAACGGAATGAACCATTGATACCATTTACGGTAATAGTAGCATCCTGTTTGATCATACCCATATACATAGGTAGAGGATAGTTTGTAATGTTAGAAAACAACTCAAGCATACCCAGATGGTTCTTATCCGGATCTTCGTAGTACCAATCTTCTAAAGAGCTAAGATCGTGTTCTACGATACTTTGCTTAACGACTTTAGCGTCGGTATATCCAATCACCGTGTCACCATTCATGGTGGCCGGGAAATTTTTTGTTAAAAGTACATTAGCCATGAACGAAAAAATGTTTTAATTTTTAATCTATACTGATTTCATCGAACTTCACACCTTGAACTTGATCACCTTTATCATCTACCGGAGCCACCCTCTTGTCTTTATTTGTATGGCTGATGAGCTTATAAATTTTCTTTTTCTCATCAACTACAGCTTGATTCGACTTCTGTTTTATGAACTCTCCTGGGTTCATAAGAAACATAATCAAATCTGGTGCTTCTTCCGGATTCATCATCATCTCCCTTACCCTATTAAATGCTTTGGTAATTCCGGGATTCGATTCAGAAGGTTTTAGGGCAAAATCAAGAGCTTTAGATACCATAGTGTCATTTAGCTGATACTTTGCCTGGATAGAAGACTTAAGGTCTTTCTTATACCTTCTAAAATCTTCTGCATCCTTCGCCTTCTTTTCGGCAGCCTCTTTAGTACGTTGCTGGATAATATCATCCATTCTCTTATCAAGCTCAGCCTTGTACTTTATAGCCTTTGCTTCAACATACTCTTCTCCTTTATTGATAATGCCTTTGAAAAACTCATCAGCTTCATCTTTAGGCAACCCAAGAAGATCAACATAATGGCGAACGATCTTTATCTGATCTGCTTTGTTTTCAATGTCAAGCTTTTCTATAGGAGCGACATTCGTATCATATTGCTTAAGAATATCAACGATATTAGCTCCGGCCTTATCAGCCTGAATAAGCTTCTTAGTAATATCAGAAACAGAAGTAACATCTATCTTATCCTTAACAATATCCTCTTTCTGGCTTTCAAGGACTGTGGATAATATGTCACACAATGAATCTTCTTTACTAAAATCAAGATCATTAATAGTAATCTCTTCGCCGTTTTCACCGCTAAATACCACATCTTTCAAATCGGGAATGATTCCCCTTGAAGAAAGGGCATCCAATACTTTTCTGTAATTGACAACCGGAACCTCTACCTGATCCTGATTAACATCAACTACATTCTCTTCTCCTTTTTTATCCTCTTTAGGATCAGGAGTAGGATCAACAACCAGCTCTTCTTTAATTTGAGAACCTTCTTCTACAGGCTTCTCATCTTTTTTAGCCGGTTCATTACCATTAATAGGCAGAATATCTTCTTCCCTATTATAAACATCATCAACCGGACCGATACTAAAAATATCGTCCAATTCTACTATTCCATTTTTTTCTAATTTTCCCATACTGCAAAAATATTTAAATACCTATATTTCAGATAAAAAACTTACAAGTGTTTAATCTTCACTAAAAATTAAATATCCCCAAATTTTATTAGAGATTTTCTAATGAAATTTGGGGATATTTAATCCTTAATTTTTATTGATTCCGGCTACATACCTTTTGGTGGCGTCTTCCCTCGCTCGTTGGGCAAGTTCTTTGGATTTTAATTTTAACTCTTCCATTTTCATTCTCATTTCATCATCATGAAGTTTGGAATCGTTTTCGAGCTTCTTATCCTCTATCCTTTCCTTGCTTTCTATATCAGCTTGCCTTACGGTCTGATCTGAAACAGAGGCCAGGAAGTTGAGGGAGGTGGCGTCGCTCTTGGCGTCTGCCGCCCTGCCTGCCGCCTGTATCTTCTCTTGAAGTATCCTGTATTGACCTTTCTTGTCTTCCAAAGCAAGTTCATGCTGACGTTGCTTATCCTTCTCAGCAGCTTCAGCTTGTATCTGTTGCTGGTTAAGCTGCATCTGATTCTGTTGTTGCTGCTGCATCTGACGCTCGTTGTATGCGCGAGTATTCCTTGCATTCTGTATAAGCTCTACCATAGAATCTGATGTGAAGATAGATGCAAGATCGTAAATATCGCCTCCGGCCGTATTTAGCTGCAACATAAAGGTCTTGAACTTTTCAAGCTCATCCCTTTTCTTCGAGTTGGATAAAGCTTGAACACCAAGATGCCTTAGGCTAAGACCGTCAGTTCCTATAGATAAAAACGCTCTGGTAAGGTCACTTTTTGTGTACATTACAGAAATATCCTTTCCTTCTTCCTGGCATTGTTGAGCAACGGCCAGATGAAGATCGAGAGCCCGTTTCTTGAAATAACCGAAGTTATCAAAGTATATCTGTGTTTGTAACATAGATGCCGTAACGCCCTGCTGGACTCCGGTGGCAGTCTCATACCTGTTGGGGCCGTTAATTACTTGAGGCGTGATGCCAACCATTTCAAAACACTTCATCCTTGACCATTCAGCAAGCTCCATTCTTGTTTTAAGCTGCTCTGTCTGCGACAAATCATAGACGGCGAACTGGTTGAAAGGAACACCGCCTTTCGTGTTTTGAGATGAGGTATCTAATGTCAGAGCACCTACAGACTTAGCTACATCAAGAAGATTAGCCCATATATCAGCCACATCTTCACCCAAATCCTTGTATTCACTTGGAACCAGATTTATATCCCCTAAGAAGAATTTACCGATCTCCTTTTCAAGAATATTGTTTATCTGATTTATGGAGAAATTATAAAATATTTGATACGGCTGAATCCTGTTAGCCATAGAAGTACCGATATATCCGGCAACGGGTAGAACAAAGTCATAGATGTTGCTATCCCCTTTTATCTGGTGATCGATAGGTTCTCCATCCAGATACAGGTTGTCCTGAGCGAGAGCACCGCCGCTGATCTTAACTCCGTACCTCACCTGTGGAACGTAATCTACGAAATAGGTATTAATCTCCGGGTTCTCCATTCCCTTACTCATGGTCCTGGTAATTTTCTTAATACCATTTTCCTGTAAAAAGTCTTGAAGAAGCTCGTCGGTTACCATTTCGGTAGTTACTAATCCGGTTTCAGTTTGGTAGGTAATTACATACACCTGAGCCGGGGATACCCAATATGATTCAGTTACCTGATACAAATCACTACGAACATGTTCGTCGCTTAAACTCTGGGCACGGTTATAGTAATTACCATGCTCTAAATTTGGCATGAATCTGGTTCTGTGATATTCGTTGCCATTACTATCGTATCCGGTATATGTGCCGGCTGGAATACCGTAATAATCCTCATAAGCTTTTATAGAAGCATAATCATTATATCCTTTCCAAGGTATTACCTTATTCTGATATAACATCCCTACACTCGCCGATTTGGATAAACTCACATAGCTTCCATTATCACCATTATGATAAGTGCCATTGAAATTATCAGCACCTCCTATAAGCTTTTGCTTGTCTTTTGCCGTAAGAAGATGCCCCCACCTTACTATAATATCATTGGCAGTATAATAATGAACACGACCAATATAATCACCGTACTGCGGATACTTGCTATCTAATGTCTTAGAGTAAAACGTATTCAACGGAGACCACCTCTCCGGCTTATAATAATCGTATCCTACATGATAATTTCTAAAGCAACGACCGGTAAGAAGATAGTCAATGAAATTCTCGGTGTCTATCTCATCCATGTAAAAACGCCCCCTGTCCGCCTCAAGCGTATGAGAACCCCATATAACCTCGGCAGTCTTCCATTTTGTATTCATGAAATTCTCTATCTCAGGAGGGGTCATAGATGCTTTCACTTCTTGTATCTGCTGAGCATAAGCCTGCTTTTCTTCTTCGCTGGCAAAATTATTATAATCCGGATCCAATCCTCTATTCAATAACTCTTGCCTAACCCTTCTGTCCAATTCCTCTCTAATGTAATTATGAAGAAGATTCTCCTTCGTGGCAGAATACTGATTCACTTCAGATTCGTCCAATCCAACTACATTATACTTGTCAGAAAGATTACCCAACCACCCTACAAAAGCGTTTACGATCGTACCTATTATATCATAATGACGTAAGAATGATGGAATGTTTACGTTGTCCCTTATAGACTGAACATCCTTAAGATAAGGAATTACATCTTTCAGCTCCATAAATGACAGCTTGCCTTCCATCATCCTATAAAAATCCTTGAACTTTTGGTTCTCATCAAGCTGCTTCAAACCAATCAATTCAAGAGAATCCATAGTGGCTTTAAACCACTCCTTGGTTTTTCTCTTGGTAGGTATAGCCTGTACCGGCAACCCTGAAAATACTCCTCTGGCCGGAAAAGCCTGATCTCTATTGAAATATTCCATCCTATTATCCTATTTTTCACAAAGATAAGGAATTTGTTTTCGTCACCCCATTTTGTAAGGGTTATGTCTTCTTACCGTAAATCCTTTGACCTGTTCTATCTTCTTGCGCTCTCTCTTCTTTTGATTCTCCTTCTGAGTCGTACTTTCAGGCATGTAACCCATATCATCATAATACTTAGCCAGAAGAAGAGCGTGGCCGAAGGCTATGATACGGTCGGTGTTGACCCCAGGGCCGAAGGCTATGATCTCATCAAGAAGTTCTATATCAGGGATACGGTAAATACCCTTCTGTGTTATTTCATTACCATCATCATCATACCCAACAACAACATCCTCCCAACAATATTGAATAACGGTATTGAAAAGCATACGCTGATTGGGAACCGTAGGAGCCAAACCGAGCTTGTTGTTCTGACGGGCGCCGGCACGGATAATCTTACCGGCAAGACGTTCGCCATCTTCCAGCAACATAAGCTGCTTATTTCGTCTCGTAAGATACAGTTCATACATTCGGTCGGCATTCTCCATAAGACACTTGGCTCCATACGCTTCTTGAAGTATTTCACAATTCCGACAAAAATCATCGGAAGATGGAGGACGTGATGCGTATGATGCTACTATACAATAAGCGAACGGATCGTTGATTTTTACATATCTTTTAAGTACATAAAACGAACCAACAGAATCAGTATCAGCCTTGTCAGATTTATAGGGGTCGCAATTATGGGTAGTTATGTGATGACACAAATAAGTATGCGTATCACAATCGAAATTATACACAGGACCAGAATACAATCTCTTCTCTATACTTTTAATCCTTATATAAATATAATCACCATCATTGCTTATAAAACAACCCTTTTTCTTAGCCTTGATTATTTTATCCGGAATAACAATGCCATCAAGCTTAACACTATTTATACAAAATGATAGTAATTTCAATATACCATTTGTGCCAAAAGATAAATAATACAAACAATTACTTTTCTTAAAATGACCTTGAATGACATCAGATCTATCATTTTTGTTAATTTTTATGTTAGAAACTATTCCTATTGAAAACAAAATATCTTGTACACTCTCTAATAATTTTAAATTACAACTTGTGTATTCGATAGTATATAATTTCTTACCATTAACGGCATAACAACAACCATCCGTATCAAGATATCCACACAAAAAAGAGGCCTTATATTCATGAGGTATATACTTGACCCATTCCGGTATAAATTTTCCATTAGCATATTTCCCAAATGTAGAATCCATCCATATTGCAAACTCCTTTACACCGCAAAATATCTCACAACTATTATCCCTGAATCTTTTATTAGTATATTTACCAAAACAGGATTTACATATATCATCTATCTTCTTTATAAACTTATCATTATTTTTATGAGTACTTATATATATACCTACATGATATTTGTCTATCCTTGAATATCCATTACCTATCCAAGCTCCTATTAAATACCATAAATCATCAGACATTACATAAGGGAATAATTCTTTACAAGGATATATCTCCTTTCTGTAAACATTCGGATATTTAATCCACATTCCACTCTTTACATCAGCTACTTTAACAAAATCAAAGCTAAATAAATCCTCACATATTATTTTACCATTTTTAAGTTTATTGTCACTAACGTATAATGGATGCTCTTTTGTAAAACGTGTTATTGAAACTCCATTATACATTTTAACATCATATACGTCTTCATCTATCTTATTATATAATAGTCTTTTATAAATAGAAACATATTCCCCATCTTTATTTACAAGTCTATCTTCATATTTTACATCTTCGACACATTTCCATCCTTTATCTGTTAATACCTTCTCCCCTGGAAGCAAACATCCACTCACATATGTGAAATCAAAAACACCTCCATCTTCTGGTGGGTCTTCGTATATAACAATAGGAGCATCTATGTTTCCACCTTGGAACGGATAATCAACAAGCTGTTTATCACTAAAATGGTAACCCATCCTCATTCCGTCAGTCTGATATATATCTACTGTTTTTCCTGGTCTTCCTTCTTCCAAAAGTCTATTCTTATGCTTCAGGGCGTCCTCAACAGGAAACCTATTTACATTCGTATTAAGGAAACAATCATCTATAGACAAAGGGAATGCCATTCGTTCCTGGACGTATAAAGCTCTATCCTTTTTGACAAGTTCATCAAGACGTGATTTTATCTTCTTAGTATTATCATCAAATTTTGATACCTGAATGTCTATTTTCTTAAGACCTGTAGCTTTCTCTATTCCAAGGTACTTATCTAAGGTTGTTGTTTCCTTATCATAAGCATGAGACATCTGAGCAGGAACAAAACAACCGGATTGACTAATACGCCAAGTTGGTTTTAAACAACGTTTATTAAGCAGATCATAATTCATGACAATAAACCCGTATTCAGCAGGGTTATTCATCACTTTTTGAGCATCTTGAGACTTTTCAACGTTACCGCCAGTGTTATGAGTTATAATACCATTTGCTATATAAGTGTGAGTATCTGATGCAGTGAGGTTGTAAACAGGCTTAATTCCTATATAGTCTATCTTATCTATCCTTTCTATTATCACTCCATCTATATACTTTGATCTAAAAGATCCAAATGTGCTAAAATTAGAACTGAATTTCCTTATAGAGTCAAGTTTCTCTCCTCTATACCCTATATCTGTTCCAATTATATCACAATATTTAAGCATGGATAATTTATCCAATATATTACATACATATGAATCAAGAATAATTGATCTATCTGCTGGATTTTTAGATGGGCTATAAGAAATAGTACTATGTATTCCAAATTTAAAAAGAACATCCTTTACTTCTTCAAGAAGATGCCTATTACAAGATTCTAAACTTATACGATGATCCCTATTATTGTTATTAGAATAAAAAGTAGCATCAGCATCAAAATACCCCCTAATCATCATAATAACATCCTCTCTCCTATATGAATGTATATTTAAAGGAAGTGTTTTGTTTTTTTTAGTCTGACCATATATACCAAGTTCCCTTAACTCATGGCATATACCTTTTATTCTTATTTCCCTATAGTCTTTTCCGTCCTTAGTCTTATACTGTTTCTCTATACAACATTCATATTTAGATCGTATATAATCATACACCTCATTATCACTGGTAGACACGACAGGAGTCTTATCAAAACCATAGCTTCCATCCCCTATTAGAATGCCAACAAGGTATGGATCGAACATTTTTTTATCTCCCCATATATCCACACCATCTGATACACATATTTTACGTCCAACCCTAAGAGAATCAGCCCTTCTGAAATCAGATCCAAAATACCTAAATTCACCACTTCTTTTACTTATAACAGTTAAAATAGGGTGATCCCCGCTGCATTCAAGCACCCTTCCTCTTTTTGTTGTTATTCTATAACACTCTTTCTCGGCAGGAGGTTTCATCCATGTTATGTCTTGACTTACAGCTTTTGATGATACATTATCGAATCCTACTATTCCATCATCTTGCTTCAAATCTTCTATTCTGCATGGCTCACCATTTGATTTATATACTATGGTTCCAGCACAACAACATCCAGAACATATCATCATCCCCCTCATTCGACCGTGCATCATATGGGCAGGACGACCCTGTAAGTATGCTGCTAAGAACGGGAATTTACCTACCTCATCATAAATAGACGTATATGGTGTTCCAGATGCGGTCTTAAGAGAAGCACCAGCTTTACCGCTATCAATATTGGTAATACGAATACGAGCATGAACATCACGAATGTTATTCACCGTTTTAGTACCCATAATAACCTCTTTAAACCAATCATTACCTGTTCTATTTATTCTTAGATAAGGATGTATATTATCAAGACCAAACTCAAGATACTCACCAAGACTCATAAGGTCCTCCTTGCTTGACCCAATAACATTATGCGTCAAATTGTATGTCATTGTAGCATTACGAGCCAAAAACGAGCTCATTATGGCCGTATTATGAGTAACGATGTAATTGGTGGTCAAAAATAAATGAGAGTCATTATCAACGGTTATACAAGTGGCATGCTCCTTTCCGTATATTGATATGGATCTTATTTTTAATTCCTTACGATTCCTTGATAGTATAAGTTTATTTCCCTCCAATTTAGCATACCAACCTGAAGCCCAAAACATACGTTGTACAAAATTTATGACATCCATGTCAATATGAGACAACGTAAGCTCTTCTTCTCCGGTTACTACGTTTCTGAAAGAACGAATGAAGTTTTCTATAAAATCTTTCTTTTGATCTATGGACGATCTTAAAAACTTCTTACAAACGTATTTATCAAAAAACATATCCCCTCCATAGCCACCGAGATAAGCCGCCAGCATCGAGGCGTAGGCCGACGGCGGAACCGGCAGCTTTGCCGTAGGGTAGTTCAGGGCCTCACCTACTGGAATAGACATACTCTTATAATCCAATCCGGCTATGGCTCTAAGACTCCTAACATGCCATTTTCCTCCATGATTGACACGCCATTGATGATTACCGCAGCAAATAACGTTACGACCGTCTTCGAATACGACTCTGTAGGTAGTTACTTTTCCTTGAGGATAGACACCTGCGACTTCTACCAAATTACCTTTATCGTCATATATCTTATCCCCTACAACGATATTTCCTATCATCTTTTCCCGGTCCTCAAGATAAAGTATCTCAGAGTCAAGAAGGGCTTTTCCAAAACGACGGCACCCGAACATGAATATTCCTTTATTCTCTTCTTCAGCCTGCTTTAGAAATTCGGCAAACATCCATTCATTATCACGAAGCTGAGAATTTCCAGGAATACGATCATCTCCTACGTCAATCATCATCTTCCAGAAATTGATATGCCAGTATAGCCAAGGATGGATAAATACACCATTTATGGTAACACCGTTAAGGAGTTTCATAGCCTCATTCTCCCAGAATTGCTTGACATCATCGTCTTGCTCTTCATAAGAATAAAGGTCATTCCATAACGGGATATCGTTACCCATATTTATATAAAGTTCTTTGCTATCAAAATTCATGACAAAACTACTTATCGAGCTTGCTCTTAGCCTCATTCTTAACAAAAGACTGAATACCTGATACTATTTGTCCTCCTTTTAGGCTTTTCTTATTTTTGGCAGCCTCAAGCTGATTATAGACATCCATTATCCCACACATCTTAATATAAGATTCAGTCCATTGCATTAAGCTATCAGACAAGCTCTTTTGAAACCTAAATTCTTTCTCCCTCTTATCGGAATCTTCTATTTTATCCCAAGGGTTTTCAGATAGATAACGTTCAGCCTTATCTATCTGATCCCTTAGCACAAGAAGTTTCCGATCTACGTAAGAGACATCATCGTTAGTCGGCTTTCTTACCTTCATTGTTCACCATTTTTAAAAAAGCCTCATACTGAGACTTAAGCATATTAAACCTGTCTTCAAGAGAAGATGGATCAACACGATACTTACACATGTTTTTTATTCCTTCCTCAATAGATTCTTCCTTGAACATAACAGAATCAGTATTATTATCAACGTACATAATAAAATCCGATTCTCCGTCGTTTACTATCCTGTCAAGAATCTTCTTGCTGTCATCATCTATGTTAAGATCATGACCGGCGTTAATAGATAACCTGTAAACTGCCTTTATAGAAGAAGATACTTTCAGCATCTCTTGTTGATACAAGTTGGTCATAAACGACTTTTCCTCCAAATCAATAAAGTCTTCCAACTCTATGTTGTCTTCCTCATCCTTCTTCCTAATAATATCCTTAGTTAGATCTTCCATCTCCTCTCCCACCTTGTCTTGCGCAGACAGTAGATGGTTGTAATAAGAAATAAGATGCTTTATATCTGAATCAAAATCAATCTTCTTCATTATCAAGAACCTTTTTATCATGAATAATAACGTCCATCAACTCTATTGATAAATTATAATCAGCCACTTCAAAAAGCTCGCTGTCTGTCAACGTCCTTAAAAAAGAAACAGACAATCCTCTTTTCTTTGCAAAAGATCTAAGTACGGCATAGAGAATGTCCCCGGCAGAATAATCGGGGAGATCGTCACAAGATGCCTGCAACATAGAAAATAAGGACTTCCTTTTATCTTCGCATTGTAAATGCCTTGCTTTACCACATCCGCCCATAACTTAACTTTTTTGAATTATAGTACCTTCAAAATTAAACGGAATTTTTTCCTCTTTTCGAGACCCATCTTTTTGATAGTGAACAGTCATGTGCTTTACAAATCTTCCTATTCCAAATCCTGCTGTATGTATCTCTATATTGAACTTAAAGTGACGGGAGTCTATGATATTCAAATTAGATGACGTACAACCACAAGATGTCTCTGATGCTGTTATCTTCATATCATGCTTCGACTCAAGAACGAATGAAAACCTTATACTGTTCCCTTTTTCTACCGGTTCGAAAATAATTTCAAATGATTTACCGTCTTTAGATAGGTCAATGTTATATTGCTTGTCATCTGTAGAAATAACATTAAACTCATCAGAATCCATTGTAATAAGCTCTAATCTGTTCCATCTTGACTTCTCATCATAAAAATCAATAGAATACTGACGATCCATCCACGAAGGACGGGGAAGCCCCTCCCCAAGCGCACACTCCTCTGTCTTGCTCCAGGCCTTCTGCTTGATGAAGCACGTACATACCGAACAACGATTTTTACCTATTTTCTTGCTTACGTACAAAGAAAGAGGAAGCATAGAGTTAGGGACGTTCTTGGTATTGAATTTACATCCTTCACACTTTTCAAGACGTTCCTTGTACCAATCAGGATAATCTTCTTTTTTTCTTGGAAGTTTTTTTAATATCGTATCCATAAAAGCATCGTATATAACTTCCGCTTGCAAAATTTTTTTCATGACTTATCTGTTAAATTCCTGTTCTTGAATATTTTGTATTTCACTAAAACTATGACCCTTACGAGATTTAAAGATAGATAATTTGTTGTGTTTTATCAACATATCCCCACCTTTTATCTCACCTGAGTCATAAGCATCCTTTATCATCCTTATCTTAATATCAAGGCACTGAAGTTCTTTTTCCTGATACTTAGATAATTTTTCTACCTTGGATTTAAGACGCTCAAGATTGTGTTTGCGCCTCTCCATCTCATGAAGATTACAAACCATATCACCCACATACGGGAACGATACAGACACGTTATCTGTGTACGTACATAAGTTATTGGCATAAGAAATACTGGCTCTGAAAACGTCACGTATTTGGTTTCGGTCGTAAACGCCCCCGGTCTTATCCATCACATCATCTATAATATGTGACTCAAATGATATAGGGAAATCATTCTTCGGCATCGGCTTCAAAAGTTTTCTTTCTGTAAAATAAAGGAACCAACGCACATTGATCTCTTGAACCCTCCAATACAAAAAGACGGCGCATGTTCTCTATATCCGGGCACAAACACCTGGTCCTGTAATTCCCTTCACGGTCGATCAAAATACCACGTTTCTTCATCTCCGTATCCAAAACCGATACATATTGAAGATCGGTACTGAAACAATGAGAAAACTTCTTCTTCGTCTCATACGAATATCCAAACACAAAATAATAGGCAAGAAGATTTAAGTGCCTCGCATCTATGACATTCTTCTCATTGCCGGAAGCCATTAGGTATCCGTTATAAAACAGAAGTATCTTCTTAGCCATATCTACCGTATTGGAATAAGGTACTAAAAGCCTATAAGCCCTATTACCAACATCTTTATTATCACTTTCTTTCATAAGATTATCGTTTTGATACAAAGATAAGGATTAAGGATTTATAAATTTAAAATTAACGTATTTTATGACAATGGATTCAGGATTTGTCCCGATATTTGCACTGTAGCATTAAAAAAATAAGATTTTGTTATTTGATATTCATTATTTGTTTCTATATTTGCTGTGCGTTACAGGTTTAGGAAATAAGTAATGAATGATAAAAAAAATATTAATCGTCTTTCATTGTTTGCTTCTCGAATCTGTAACGGGGTTTTGGGATTTTCCGAACGAAAAAGACATGAATCGGATGGATATCCTCAAAAATCCATCCGATTCTTTTGTTACGATATTCCGTAAAGCCCCTGCTTTTAAGCATGGTATCAATGATTATTTTGATCATTTATGTATTTTTTTTTAATAAATATACTTCGGAAGGGCATTTCCGAATTGGAGAGCAAGAGTAATTCCAGCGATAGCAATATCTGGGTTTCTTGCGTTTGTATCCAAGAATCCCATTTGCTTTAGCGATGGGAGTATGTCAAAGATTATGAAGCTGCAATTAGGTAGAAATATTAACATAAGTCTCAGACTTTTGGAACAGTGGTCAGATGATTCGCTGTTCATGGAATTGTATGCTTTATACTGTATGATAAAAATCTCCCGCCGGGATTCGAGAATAAGATTCAAAAACCAGAAAGATCTTCTTCATAAGCTTGGTATCGGGTATTCGAAGTTCAAGAACATGACAGGACATCCGATGTTTAACGAACTGTTCCGTATGACGGATAGTACGTTCGTTGCAAGAAGGTATCGTGTTAATGGCGTACAACTTACTCTCGGATGTGGTAAAGTGAATCTTCCAAAGAATAGGATTTTAATTAAGATAAAGAAAAATGAAATAACAAACCATGAAAAAGTCCTTGACAGGATAAGAGAGGCGATGTTTGTTAATTTAGTCAGAAACAATGAGTCTGTACTGAACAGTGGAGAGACAAACTCTCAGGCGGATGTCGTAGACGGAAGCCACTCGTATTATGGATTAATTGATTCGACGATAAGTAATAAAACAATTGCCTTGTATTTGAATGTAGGACTAACAAAAGCGAAAGAGATTGTCGGTATGGCGATAAAAGACAAGCTCGTAAAAAGGTTCGAAAACATACAATTTATAACATACGTAGATAATCCTCGTGCTTACATTGAAGCAAACGAACATAACTACCCAATAGGTAAGCTGATTCCGGTATATAGGCACGGAGCCGTTTTCTGGCAAATAGCAAATACCTGGACCTTGTATAAAAAAGGAGCAACAAACAGATGGTATTTTGGAGAGAAGGATATAGAGAAAGGAGAAAAAGAAAAAGTGAATAAGAAAGACGATTTCAATTTCTTCTTAAAAGACAATACTCATATCCTACGTTTCCTAAACGCAGAAGAAGTTGTTTCCGAAGATGGCGAAATTCTTGGCATAGATCGTAAAAAGACAAAAGAAGAAGAAGCAAGGTCATTGGCTTCTGTTATGGCTAAAGAAGCGCATAAAGACTTCTGGGACGGATATGAGCGAAGTACACAAAACCAGATTGTAAGAAAGTACTATCGCGCTATCATAGCAGAAGATAAGAAGCGCAGAATGGACATGTTCTTAAACTGTCTTAAACAATCATACGACAAGGTTAGTGGATGGAGCAAGGAGAAGGTAGCCACAGTAAAGGCAGGCATGGCTGATGCGGAAGCCTGCTGTGCTGAGGTGGGGACGTCCGTTGCCGGGGTCTGCGGTAGGGTAAGTAGGAGAATGAAAACCTATAACAATACCGCTCCTGACAAAAAGGCAGGTTTTAATGAGGTACGGGATATGTATGCTGAGTTCGCCGGCGAGATGGCTAAAGCGGTGGGATCGGTAAGCGAAGACATCTATACGTATGTTAAGGCAGAACAGTTTAAGGAAAAGATAGAGAATATGGATATATCTATCCAATCATTACCTAATATTAGTATAACAGTAGATAATGATAAAGAATTAGATGGTGAATCCGTATTCAAGGATATACCATTTGAAGAACTATCATTCTATAATGATACCTATCTTTATCCTTCATCTCAGTATTCATCATTATAATGTTTGGTACTTGAGAGAGGGTCTGTTATTAGTGGCCGCCAACAGAGCCGAAAAACGATAATCTCGTAGAACATCGACGTAAACACCCGTTAGCCACCACTATGCCATAACCATATCTATACGAAACCATATTACTGTCTGATTCAAAACCACTTATCCAACTTATTATTTCTTTTTAATCCTAATTAATTCATTTTATATTTTAAGTTTTATTTTATTTTCATACTTTTGTTTTGTAGAACAAAATCAGAAAAAAAAGATGGCTATAAGTTACGACAAAAAAATCATGGAGTGCGTTCTTCGTTCAGTTATGTCCGAAGGTAATGTCGCCCATGGAAAGGCTATTAAGTCTATTTGTAAGTCACCAAAACCGCTGTTTATAACCGGTAGGGCTGGAACAGGAAAAAGTTTTTTCATCAAGCGTATCGTACCGGCATTAAAAAATGCGGTTATTGTTGCTCCTACAGGTATTGCTGCTGTTAATGCAGGTGGTCAAACCATTCATTCATTTTTTAGAATAGGAATGCAGCCGTATATACCTGAAATACGAAAAGGTGCGTTTATGGATAACTGCGAATATAAATTCAACGGAGGTTCGGAAAAGATTTTACAGAATATAAAGTATCTTATCATAGACGAGATTTCTATGGTTCGCCCTGATCTTCTTGACAACGTAGCTGATATACTTCGTCATGCAAGAGGAGACAAGGATCCGTTTGGCGGAGTGAAACTTATTATGGTAGGTGATTTATTTCAGCTTCCTCCTGTTATTAAAGAGGATTTTTTTAGAGAAATATACGATACATCTTATTTCTTTAGTTCCAAGTCTCTAATGGCTTCTGGTATGGAAATGGTTTCTTTTGAAAAAATATATCGTCAGAAAGATGAGAAGTTTATTAGTGTCCTTAATAAGGTGCGTGAAGGGCAGATGGACGATGATGTATTTGATACAATAAACAGCAGATGTATTCAGTCTGATAATAATCAAGGATATGTTGAGATTGTAACTACCAACTCAAAAGCTACGGCTATTAACGAAATGAGAATATCATCGTTACCAGGCTCTTTAAGAAAATTAGAAGCTGTTATAAACGGTGATTATCCTAAAGATGCTCCGGTTGAAAAAACTCTTTTCTTGAAAGAAGGATCAAGAGTTATGATAACAAGAAACGGAGGAGAGTACTTCAATGGCTCTCTTGGTACTGTATTATCTATAAAAAAGGGGGAGATTGAAGTAGTCCTTGATAAACCGAAAGATGATGAGCATACTAAGGTTGTTATAACACCATGTTCGTTTGAGAAAGTAAAATACGTAAGAAACGGATATAAGATAGAATCTGAAGTAGTAGGAGCTATTATTCAGTATCCTATAAAAATAGGTTATTCTATCACGATTCATAAAGCCCAAGGCCTGACATTGGATGCGGCTATGATGGACGTATCTAATTCTTTTGAAACAGGACAGCTATATACGGCTCTTTCAAGAGTAAAGTCTCTTGATGGATTATATCTTCGTCAACCTATTCCTAAGACGGTAAAAACCAGCGATCAGGTGGTGATAAACTTCTATAAAAGGACTCTTGGTAATGGAGGTATTGTGAAACCGGTTCCAATGGAAGAAATTGAGAAGTCAATGATTAATTTGTCAACCGGATCTGAAATAGATTTTGCAGAGTTTAATTTATAAAAAATATAAATATGTCAAGAGTAGATAAAATATTTCAAGACAATTTGGCTCTTATAATGAGCCAGCCGTGGGAAGAGGTAAAGCGACCGGTCTACTGTGATGGGACAGGCGTCAAGGTGAAGCGTATCCTGCAAGTATGCAACCAGTACGATCTTCGTCGGGAATTTCCTCTTGGTTCACTTAGACCCACTAATCTAAAAAATGCCATAAAGGAAATTTTATGGATTTTTCAAAAAAGATCGGTAGATATTAAAGATCTTGGTCTTCATATATGGGATCAGTGGGCTGATAATAATGGAAAGATCGAAGGATGTTATGGAGATATGGTGAACAGACATGTTTATATGGGAACAGGAAAAGCTCCAGATGGTATGACAGATATCCATGATGGTCTTTACGGTTTTCTTAACCAAACAGACTTCATCCTTTGGTCACTAAAGAATGATCGTTCATCAAGAAGAATAGTAGCATCTATGTTCGATCCTGAAACCAATGGACTAAAACCTCTTCAAGAATGTGCGTTTCAGATCAATTTATCTGTTAAAGGAGATGAGTTGTATATGACGCTTTACCAGCGCAGCCAGGATGCTATTGTTGCCGGCCTATGGAATGTAGCACAGTACGCTGCACTTATGATGATGTTCGCTCACGACGCCGGGTTAAGGCCGGCTATTTTTACGCACTTCATTCAAGATATGCACGTATATGACCGGCACGAAGAGCAGGCAAACGAGCTCCTTCGTCGATCCCTATTCGGCCCGGTTCTGCAGGTTACTATCTCGTCTCGTATGGAAGGGAAAGGGTTTTATGATTTTGTAGCTGATGATTTTGAGGTATGGAATTATGAACCGAAGGAGCAAATCAAATTCGAAGTAGCAAAATGAAAATAAGCATAGATAGAAGGGTCAAGATGGTTCCTATCATGGAAATCAATGCCGGAGATGAAGTTAATATCGGAGGCTTTGATTATGTTGTTGAAAACATAATTCCATGTAGGAAAGGATCTTATTCAGATGCGTATGGAATTAGGTTGGTCATGTCTTCTTACAAACATGGCCAACTTGTAAGAAAAGTAGATAGCGTTTTTTCTATCGATTCTATCTTGGTATTTCTCCCTAAAGGAGATTCTGTTGTCGTAGAATGTTCTTATAGAGAACTTGAAGAATGTTTTCCTAAAATATAATGTAATGACAGGAGAAGAAAAATGTAACAGATGTGAGCAGTTTGGACCGAACGGTCTCACTGATTACCCATGTAAAAGGATTCCATCAAGGAACTGTCCTTGGTTTATTAAAATATCGGATAAGAAATATAAGAAGATTCTTGCCGATAGGGTGAAAAGAATTAAGGAGAATGAGAAACTTAAGCAAGAGATGATGAAAGATCGGGATCTTGTTGAAGAAGTAAAACAAAACACGAAAAGGTTAATGCAATGAAAAAGAAAAATATAAAACCAGAAGAAGTGGAAGTCGTTATTCCTAAAGAAGTAGAAGCTATTAACATATGTGGGGATATCAATAGTTTTATAAAACATATTATATATGTTAGCTTGGATAAGGTAAGTAGTGATAGGGCGTTTGTTAATAATGATGTTCTGTATATGGTTACATACGCATCTATAAAAGGTGAAAATATACCTGTTGGGGTATTAGCAAAACAAAAAGAAGCTGAAACAGAAGATATCGCTATGCCGTTTGAGGATATTGGAAGGGACGTAAATGTCGTGTATCCTATTGAGATAGGAAAGATGTTTAAAGGATTTTACATTCTTGGTAACGGTGCTGTGGCTATTGATTACGAACTTACAGACAATGGAGGTTTTGACAATGATGACAGCATTGGTAAAATCGATATGAATCTAAATTAGTGTATTATGATACTATATATAGCAGCAGATCCGGGAAAAGACGGAGCCATAGCCTGCATCGATCAGGACAGTAAACTAATATCAAGAATCTCCACTCCAAGAATATCAGTTTCAGGACCGGTAGACTTGACTAAAGAATATGTTTTTTGCCGAGATACGATCGTAGAAAACAATCCTGATAGGGTAGTGTTCGTCATAGAGGACGTCCACGCCCTATACGGGGTCAGCACGTCCTCTACAGCCTCTCTCATGGAGAACAAAGGCCAGCTACATGGGCTGTTCCTGTCCCTTTGCATGGCATTTACGGACATAAGTTGCTCCGTTAATTTCATAGCCCCTAAAACATGGCAGAAATTGGTTTGGACGCATTCTGATAAGGTTATGGAAGCCAGTAAGGTAAATACCAAGAAAACGTCATTGGCTTGCGCTAAAAGGCTGTGGCCGACAGATACGTTCGTTAAAAACGAAAGATGTAAGACGGCCCATGACGGTATAGTTGACGCGATGCTTATAGCAGAAGCAGCAAGAAGAAGTATTTAATCTATTTTAAATCATTTTAAATCCAATTAATTCGTAATTAGATTTTAAAATAATACATTTGCAGTGTTAGATAGTCATAATCGTAAGTTTTAAAAAAATGAAAGTAAGAGTTCCTGGCATACTAATGAATGAGAAACTTTCAAACATTTCAAAGATGTTTGATAAGGTTCTAAAGGATTGTGTCACATCGAATATAAAAATTACTTTATATTTTGATCATATCCGGATACAAGCCATGAACGAACGTATAACATATACGGATGATATTTTCGATGTGAATACTGATATTTCTTGTGACCAGAAGTTTTCTCTTTTAGTAGATGCCGGGACTCTTATTTCGTTTTTTAAAAATCATAACCAGGATATAGAGATAGAGATTAAAAATGATTACAGTATCGTTTTTAAATACGATAGAGGATCTTTTTCTTCTACTTGGATTGAGGATAAGGCTTTCCCTGATTTCTTTTATCCTGTAGGTGACGGTATTCGTGTTATGAGTTCGTCTTTCATTCAGTCTATGAAAAGATCTTTTGCGTTTGTTGGATCGGATGAATTTAGACCAGCTATATGCTCGATTCTTCTTAATGTGAAGAAGGACTATATTGACATTGTTTCTACTGATATGTTCCGTCTGTTTATAAACAGGAAAGAGTATGCTAATGCATCAGAAGAAAGGTCGATTATGCTAAGCGAGGTTGCGGCTTCTATCTTGTACCGCTTTCTATCTGATAAAGATACGGAGATCAGTATTTCTACAGATGGAGTTAGGACGTTCTTATGCTTTGATAATGTAATTATATCGGATATGAACGTAGAACAACAGTATCCCAACTACGAATACGTATGTAGCAAATTCGAAAAATCGTCGAGAGTTAAGTTTGACCGGGATTTACTTATATCGGTTCTTAATTCCATGACTTTGGTGGATAATGTTGTTAATGTCAAGGTAGATGAAGAAAACGGCATAACGGTAATGTCTGAGGATTTTGGAAATAGAAAAAAGATAATGGAATCAATGCCTTTGAATGCGCTCGAAGGTCCGTGTTTTAATTTTTCTATCGGTAAGGAAAATATACTGTCTTCCGTAAAATCACTTATAAAAGGAGATACTGTCATGGATTGGTCTGATCAGTATAAGATGATAAAGATGTTCAATCCTAAATACGAATCAACATACGTCTTAAATCAAACATTGTATAATCTATAAACAATTAATAATATGGCTTTTAGAGAAAACAGAAGTTTTGGTACAACTTATTATTTGTATATTAATTCAGATGGTAACTTGTATGAAAAAAGTAACGAACCAAAAGAAGGTTTTGTTCAGCACATAAATCCTAATAGCGGTCAGCCGGCAGGATATTGGAAAGAGTATTATAATGGAGTAGTTGGGTACATCAACTACATCGGGTTAAAGTCAAGTACTTTCTCTAATGGAAATACTGTTACTAATTTCCTTATCGTATTAAAAGATTACGAGCTTAATGAAAACTATTGTATTTCCATACCTCTCGTTAATCAAAAAGGAAATATCAAGGGCTTTGTTAAGAGCTTCGTAAAATACTACGAAAACATCGATTTCAGTCGTGAAATTTATTTCAATGTCTTTAAGAAGAAGAAAGATGATGAGTTTGGATCTTCGGAACTTATTATCGCATATGCCGGAGTAGACGGAGAAAAAGATCAGCTTGTTGAACGTTTTTATAAAAAAGGCGTAAACGGCTGGCCTGATCCTGTTGAGGTTACAGGGTTTGATGGTAATAAAAGCCTTGATTATTCAGCCCAAAACAACTTTACTTATCAGAAGATTAAGGAATATTCAAACAGGTTCAATGATTCTATTAAAGACATCAGAGCTGGTATAATGGCTAAATTAGGTTTAGGAAGTAATACTCAGCAAGAGCCGGTAGCTCCTCAGACTTATCCCCAGCAGCCGGCCGAGCCTCAACAGGTTCAACAACCTCAGTCTGTTCCGAGTGCTATTCCGTATCAGAATTACCAACAGCCAGCACAGTATCAGGCACCGGCTCAGCCTGCTGCACCTGCCCAGGCGCCTACTACAAGGAGCACCAAGCCTCAGCATCAGACGCAGCCACAGCCGCAAGAACAGATGCCGAACTTCCCTCCTATGGAAGAAGATGACCTTCCATTTTAATATAAACATCAGCCCAGGAGAATAACATCTCTTGGGCTTTTAAAGATTGTGTAGAATGATGGTAGAAATAGTTACAAGATTTCCCCTTATTAAACTTCGTAGGAAAGTGACAGAAGAAAGGATTATGGCGAAGCATGGGGATAAATTATGTATGATCTACTCAGAAACCAGAGAAAAATATAAGCAAGGAGATGAGTGGGTCGATGATCCTAATGATGCAGACATAAGTACTTTTCGTGAGTGCTATGAATCAACAAAGGACATAAAAAAAGAAGGTATTGTTTATTGTACTATAAAAATATAATTATGGACAAGTTAGAAGATATTGAAAGACTTCTTTCTGAAAAAGAAGATAGCAAGAAGGATACTGTTTCTGAAAAGAACAACAAACATAAAAAAGAAGATAAGGTCGTTAATAAAATACCTGAATCGTATTTGACTCCAGGTTATCAGAAGACTGTGCAGGTAGGTATTAAGAAACTTTATCCTGATGTAGTGGTACCTGAATACAAACATGATGGAGATGCATGTTGTGATATTCGTGCATATAGAGTGGTGAAGATGGTGAATGACATGGGAGTGGAAATAGATGCTCCTTCCGATTTTGAATCAATTACCTTATATCAAGGTTATTCTGTTAGAATCGGAACCGGCTTCAAGTTGAATATCCCAGAAGGATGGTGTGCGAATGTAGAAGGAAGATCAGGATTCTCTTTTGACGAGGGAGTGGTAGTTACTAACGCACCCGGTAAATGCGAATTTACCTACAAAGGAGAGTATATGGTTAATCTTACTAAAATCAATAAAAAACCGACCGTAATCCATAAAAACGATCGAATAGCTCAGATGGAAATCGTTCCACAATACAAAATGGTATTGGAAGAGGTGACAGATATTGAGGTAGAAGACGGAAATGAACGTGGAGAAAAAGGTCTTGGTAGTTCTGGAGTTAAGTAATGTTTAAATATTTTGAAAATGAGCATGTTAGGTTTTACATTCATCACAGACAGCAAGCTGTCAATGTACAGGGAAAAAGCTATTAAATCCGAAAATCTTGCAAAAGAAATTGAGGAAATGCAGGATAAGGCTGATTTTTACAAGGAAAGGCTTTCCGAACTTAAGTCAGATATTGCTTCAAAGGATAAAGAGATTTTATCTATTGGCAAAGATCTTTCTGAGTCTAAGGAAAAGATTGACGCCTTGAAGGAAAATCAGAAAAAGCTGATAAAAAGCGTCAAGAAGAAAACGGAAGAACTTGATGCGGCCAAGGCTGATCTTGACAAAGCTAAGTCTGATCTTGATGAGGCTAATTACAAAATCAGTAACTTGGAAGAAAAGAGAGACAGTATCTCATTTGAATTAAAAAAGAAATCAAATGCATTGATTGAAGCCAGGATCAGAATCGGAGATTTGGAAAATGAGGTTTCTATTGGAGCCAAGGCAATACAGGAGTTAGAATCGAAGCTGAAATCAATGCAAATAGAATTAAGAGGCTACCAGATAGGTATAATCGGTAAAGACAAAAATGATGTCGCTGAGCCGGAATTGGATAAAGATGAGGAGGCAGATAAGGATGTGGCAGAACCGGAGAAGTCTGATGTTGTTCCTGAGACGGATGTGATTCAGGAAGAAGCCGGTGATATTGTGGAGCCCGAAAACGAAGCTGAACGAGTAAAAGACACTAAAAAGAAGAAGAAAAAAAAGAAGTAGGTATTTTAATCCTTTTTATATTTTAATGTTTGCCATATTATGGGTTAGTACTCAACTTTGCGTTGAGAGAGTTTTTAGGATAAATTATTTGGTTGAAAATTTTAGCTGATATATGCAGGCGTCTGTGAAGGCTCCTGCATATTTTTAAGGTCCTGTAGCTTAGTGGTGAAAGCAGGCGGCTCATAACCGCAAGATCGTGGGTTCAAATCCCTCCGGGACCACTGTCCAATGGTGTAGTGGTAGCACAACAGATTTTGGTTCTGTTAGCGGAGGTTCGAATCCTCCTTGGATAACGGTACATATTTTGTGTAAAGTGTTAATTATCTCGGTGTTTGCGGTGTGTGAACATAGCAAACATTAAACGGCCCATTAGTTTAATGGATAAAACCTTTGAGTCCTAATCAAAAGTTGCCTGTTCGATTCAGGCATGGGCTACATGGCTTGTTGGATGAGTGGTTTAGTCAGGGATCTGCAAAATCTCGTAGGGCGGTTCGATTCCGCCACAAGCCTCTAAAAAAGTAAGACAATGAACTACCCAGAGCAACAAATGTTTAAGATTCTTAATAGGGATCTGTTAAGTAATCCGATGTATGTTATTAACAATCTTCATATATATGATTGGGAATCTGACTTCCTGGCCATAACAAGATCATTGTACGCTTATGAAGTAGAGGTCAAGATGTCTAAACAAGATTTCTTTAACGACTTCAAAAAGGATAAAAAACATAAGGTTCTTAAAGACGGCATTATTAAGGTAGGTGGTGTCATAAGCTATCCTCCAAACTATTTCTACTACGCCTGTCCGCCTAATATGATTGACGTAAGTGAAGTTCCGTCTTATGCCGGGCTGATTTATGTCGATGTCAGTAAAAATAGGAAGAACGTCGTTAAGGTCGCACCTTTGATTCATAGACAGAAGTTTGATGTAGTGGGTAGGAAACTGGTGGATAAGTTTTACGATCTTTAACAAAGCCCCTGCTTTTAAGCAGGGGATCAATGATTCTTTTATTCATATATGTATTTTTTAATAATTGATTCTGATATATGCCAAAAAGTTATTATTATATTTGTATCATAAATGTGGTTAAAAATAATTTCATACAAATACAACATCTATCATTCAAAGAAAACGAAGTATCTTGATAAGATGCTTCGCGAATGTTGTTTTGTGCGGAATCATGCTTTAGCCCTACAGCGTAGATACCACAAACTGTTTGGGAAATATATCTCAGTTGGTAAGATGCAAAAGCATTTTTCCAAAAGGATTAAAAGAAATCTACTTCATTCTCAAACAGTACAAGAAATCCTTCAAAGGTTAGACTCAGCATACAATCGTTTCTTTAAGAAGTTGGCTAAACGACCTCCTAAGTTCAAAAGAGCTGATTGTTTTAACTCTTTTGTTTTCAAACAAGGCGGGTTTACCCTGAATGGTAATTGTCTAACAATTAACAAAGGAAAGAAACGATTTAGATTCTCATATAGTAGACCTTATGAAGGTAATGTTAAACAAATTAGAATAATTAGGGAAACCTGTTCCCGTTTTAGTTTGATTATAATTACAGATCACAATCCTACAAACTCCTATAGAAAGACACATGATGGTGCATCTATCGGATTGGATTTTGGCCTGAAAACTTATCTAACTAAAAGCGATGGTAGCAAAATCGATTCTCCATTATTCTTAAAACAATATCAAAACAAGATTAGAAAACTAAACAAACGGCTTTCTAATGCAAAGAAAGGATCCAACAATAGAAGAAGGAGACTGTTTGAACTACAACAAGCGTATCGTAAAATAAACAATCTTCGATCAGACTTTCAATGGAAATTAGCTCATGATTTGTGTAAACAATATGATTATATTTTTATTGAAGATCTAAACATTGAAGGAATGAAACGTTTGTGGGGAAAGAAAGTTTCTGATCTCAGTCATTCTTCTTTTATTGATAAACTAATGTATATTTCTTCAAAGTATGGAGTAACGATACACAAGATTGACAAATGGTATCCTTCTTCCAAAACTTGTGAATGTGGCTGCATTAATAAAGGACTGTCGTTACGCGACCGCACGTGGGTGTGCCCGTCGTGCGGTGCAGTCAACGACCGTGATATTCTTGCAGCCCGTAATATACTTCGGAAGGGCATTTCCGAATTGGAAAGTATGGGTAATTCCGGTTGCAGAAATGCAGGGGTTCCATACGTTTGCATCCAAGAATCCCATTTGCTTTAGCTATGGGAGTATGTCAATTGGAAGGAAAGAGCTATTTCAAACGTGTATGCTGACCCGGCCAAGGAAAGAGAGAAGGGCGTGCGTGCCGGAGCTGAGGCTGTGAGGAGGTCGGCCTGGGATGCGTTCAGGGCGCAGTGCCCGCACATTGCTTTCCCCTATGGAAAAGAATTTCCGATGTGTGACGATCACGAACAAGATCATCCCATGAGAGACTGCATACTTCAGTGTGAAAAAGGTAGAATATTTAAAAACAGATTGAAATGAGCACCCCACGTGAATTAAGTAGAATAGCTAATAGGATAGCCGGTAAGATGACTGATGATGGATGGGTTAGCCCCGGTAGAAAGAATCTCGTTTCCGATAAGAAGGTTATGGAGTTAATAGATTCGATTTTTAATGAAATTTGGAGAGAATTAGATGACGGGAAAAGAGTCCATATCAGGAAACAGATGATTTTCAAAAAGATTTTTGTCAGTAGGCAAAAAGATAAATACTATATACAATGCATAGAAAAAAGGGACGCCAAATAGACGTCCCTTTTTGTTTTTTTTATAAGCAATACAGACGTGAATAATCACATCACTTCATTACTTTCCTTACCAACTTAGAAACAGCTTGCGTGATAGTCCACCTGATGTTTGCATTAACATTGATAGTCTGAGGAGTACCGTTTGCATCCAAGTTAATTACCTCCCTGTCTATCTCCAAGAACGGATCACCTGCTGTCTGGGTAATAACCGTATTAGCTGTCTGACCACCAGCGGCCGTCGCCTTAAGAGTATTTACCAGATCGTTTACATCAGTGTTCGCAGCAATATCGGAGAATACGATACTGAAAGCAAAGCCCCCTGTTGCACCAGGGTCGTCGGCAATAACAGCGCCGTTGTTGGTAGCCTTGCCTGCCGCCTGATAGGAGGCAGGTATTTCCAACGTCAGAGGATGAGTCTCGTCCGGAGTTAAGGAGAACGTTAATTTAGTTGAGTTACTTGTACCGTTGATTGTTACAGTACCACCTTCTTTCCCTACAGATGCAGTAGGATCTATTTTTACGAACTCAGCTACCGGAGCTTGGTTTATGGTAGCACTTTTCTTTACTCCACCAGATTCGGCACTAAATTCTACTTGTAATGTACGCTGTACACGACCTTCGTATTTTTCACCTGATACGGTAACCGCCTGATCACCGTCACCTGATCCCGGATTGAAGGTCACAAAACCTATTCTCATTTCTGCCATGACATAAATAATTTTGTAGTTAATTAATATCTTGACAAAGATAGATTTATTATACGAGAATCATATTATTCATGTTTATAAATTAAAAGCTATATTTGACTTAAAATATAAGACAATCATGAGAAGAAGATTTTTTAACAAAATAGGGGGGGGCGGTCTCCCTACTGATAATTTTATAGTTTTTGATAAATCTGTATCAGATCCTGCTAATATAACAATAAGCGAAGACTTCGATTTTTTATATAGGTTGATTACCAGTGGATTCTATAGAGTTCTTTGCAAGAGCGCTATGGGAGGAGGAGAGGTTTTTGTATGTAGATTAGATGATAACGACAGTAACTTCTATCTTGATGGTAGTCCGGCTGATCTTACCGGACAAGAAGGTGATGTGATGGTCGTTTTCTTAGAATTTTGGTATAAATGGTATAAGGTGGATGATAATAAATTTCTTTATCATTTTGCTGATCATGATATCGATGGCACTTACATCCATGTCCCGGAATCTCTTGTTGGAGCATATAAAGGATATGTGTCTTCAAATAGACTATATAGCTGGAGTGATGTTACTCCTACGACGAACGTATCATTATCTGATTTCAGAAGTTACGCAAAAGCGCGTGGTACCGGGTATCAGATGATAGATTTTCAACAACATTGTGTAATTGCTATGATGTTGTATGCTAAGTATAAAACACGTAATATTCAATCTGTATTAGGATCAGGTGGCGCAAATAATAATCCGGCTACAACAACGGGAAGCAGCAACGCAACCGGCGGTGCGGATACCAAAAACGAAAGTTCAAAGTACGTTTGCGGCTTAGGACTTGAAGGGGTTTTTGGCGGTATCTGTGAATGGGTTGAAGGTGTAGAAATAAACAACCGAGTTTGGAAAATCACCGACCCGGACGGTTCGACTCGCAATGTGAACGCCGAGACTTTCAGCGGTTGGATAATAAATATAGCAGCCGAAAATGGTCCGTTTTTTGATGTGGTGCCGACACAAGTTGGCGGTAGCGATTCCACGCATTATTCAGATTACTATAGTCGGACATCAGACAGCTCCCTTGTTTTGGCGCGCTCCGGTTACCGCTCGTATCCGACTGGCGGCGTGGCGTATACGGATGCGGCTTACAATGCGTCGGACATGGATTTGAGCTACGGTTCTCGTCTTGCTTTCCACGGAACCATATCCGAATTGGCTCCAAGGCGATTCAAAAGATTACCCGTATTATAATATCATATTTTAATTGTTTTTAAATTGTATTGTTAATATTATTACGTATATTTGCGATACAATTTAAAAACATTATATCATGAAGATAAACTTTTTAAGCAGTAAAACCTATGTAGGTTCTAAGACAAAAGAAGCTAAAATCAGAAAGCTTTCTATTAGCAAAGATCGGATTATGACCATATCGGTAGATAACCTGGAATGGATGGGTATCGAAGATGCGGTTATTATTGGTATGGAAGAAGGAGCTGAGTTTAAAGGGGTGTTGGATTCTAATTTGTATATAGCTCCTTCTAAGGTAGAAGACGAGAGATCGTTTTTATTAAATAAACAAGGTGAGAAATATAGACGTATTTACCTCCGTGATGTACTGTCTTCGTTAGGTTGGGATATCGGTGATAATCAGTATGCGGTTTATGATATTGTGAAGGTTAAGGACGAAGATGGTGTGTTCTGCCTGGTTCCGAGAGAGATTAAGAAAAGTAAGTTTGAGAAAGGAGAATGATATGGTACAAGATATTGATATAAAATCCAAACGAATATTATTGTTTGATTTTGATGGAACGCTTATAGAAACCGCTTCTGGGAATACGTTCGCTACAGACTTGACAGATATGAGGATTAAGATGGATGTGGTGAATAAGGCTCTTGACCTCATGCAGGAGAACGGTGTTAAGGTATTTGCTATCGTAAGCAATCAAGGAGGAGTAGAAGCTGGGTTTGTTTCTGGAGCTGATATTGAAGCTAAGATAGAATACGTACTGAGGTGCGTACATAATCTGGCGGTAAAGAGAGGCATAAGAGGCGTCTTGTATGAAAAAAGGTTGTGTTATTCAAATGACGAACAAAATCCGATGAGGAAGCCTAACACGGGCATGATTGATGATATTCTTATGAAGTGTAAAGACACGGTAATGCGCGGTATGAACTTCAGTCAACTTAAGGGATGTTCGTTGATGGTCGGGGACGCCAGTGGTCTGCCAGGTCAGTTCTCTGATTCGGATAAGGTATGTGCCTATAATTCCGGTATTAACTATATGGATATTACTACATTTTTGGATAAAGATCTTGATTTAGAATATGTATTGTCCAAAGAACATACAAGTGAAGGAATAGTTATTTTAAATAATGGCTATATATATATCCTTGAAAATCCATATGGTGTTGGTCTTAATATAAAAATCACTTTAAAAGATTTTTATAAGATTGAAACCGATGATGGAAAAAATGCAACCGTAGATGATGTGCTGAATATAAGGATTGATAAAGATCAGAATTTCAATTCATATAGTGATGTTGTAAAGATAGAGGTATTAGAAGACGGTAGTATCAAATATATAAGTTTGTATCATGAAAGTAAAGAAAGCAGCGATAGTCTATCATAAATCGGATTTAGATGGCGTTGTATCGGCAGCCATCGCAACCATGTACGAAAACAGTAAAAACAGGGATGTTATTTATATCCCGTATTCGTATGAAGATGATGTTAAGAAAGTTACCAGCAAGGTGCGTGACTTAGATGTTGTTTATGTTCTTGACGTGTCTTTCGGAGCCGATTCTAAAACGATTTTCAAGAAATGGCTTGATGAAGGAAAGAGCCTGATGTGGATAGATCACCATAAGGGAATTATCGAAGATAGTAAGACATGGGGGTTCGTAGTTCCAGGGTTGAGGAGAGTCGGTACCGGTGCGTGCGCACTGGCCTCGGACCTGCTGATGGGGAAGGTGCCGGCGATAGTCAGGTGTCTGTCAGACTACGATGTGTGGAATAAAGAATCCGGTTTAGGCTGGGATACGGTAGTAGCCGTCCAGTATGCCTTGAGATCAAAAATAAGACTCAATGTGTTAATAGCATTGTCGTATTTGTATGACCATTTTAAAGAAAATATGAAGGACAATGAGGTGGATTTAATTTTCTATGATCTCGCTAAAGAAGGACGTGCTATAATTAACTACATGGCCGGCAAAAACGAACAAGAGGTAAGTGCGTGCTCGTTCGAAGCTTACGTAGACGAGGTTAAGGTCGTGGCGATGAATACCACCGAATTTAGTTCTAAAGTATTTGATTCTCTTACACCAGACTGGTTAGACGGTAGGAAAATTAAAGCCTTGATGCCATTTTGTATCATGCCAGGTGGTAAAGTCCGGTTCTCTCTTTATGAATGCGTAGAAGACAGCGCGGATTGCTGTGAGGTAAGTAAGAGATTCGGTGGTGGAGGACATGCCGGTGCTGCTGGATTCGTTATAGACGTATCAAGCGACCAATTTAAGGACTTCCTTGAAAACCACAAACTTACTTCAATTCAATAAATTAATAAGGTCGTGTTTTAAATAGGATTGGTTTCTATCAATCCTATTTTTTTTGTGTTGCGTGGAGAGGGGGTGTGATGATGATAAAATGAGAAATAGGTTTGTGCGATGGGAGAGAGGGGGTGTGATGATGATAAAATGAGAAATAGGTTTGTGCGATGGGAGAGAGGGGGTGTGATGATGATAAAATGAGAAATAGGTTTGTGCGATGGGAGAGAGGGGGTACCTATCACGAACCTCCCGCCCCCGAAACGCGTTTTCTCCCCCACACCCCCTTCGCTGGAAAACCGGAAACGCGTTTTCACCTCAAACATATAAACTCGCTGATTATCAACAGTTTATTTAAATTATTGATAATCAATGTATTATTATAACATATTGATTATAAGCCACTTAAATAAACATATATCCTACATATTAATGTACGCGTATAACACTGCTCTCGTTCGTTTTATAACTTGCTGATAATCAGATAATATAATCGAAATTAATACAAATTAACAAAAAAAAGATAGCATATATATTTGTAGTATTTATAAATGTCGTATATTTGCGTCGTGATCGAGAGAGATTACGAGTTAACATAGTGAACCTATATAGTGTACCCGTTGGGCTAACTATATATGTATCTGTAATTGCCTGTGTTGTGGGTCATTAATTTGAATATCATTTGTTTAACAATTAAAATATATTGGGATATGATTACGAAAAAAAATGCAAACAAACTACAGAATGCCGTTATCAAAGAAAATGCTGCAAATTTGGTAGGTGCTGTTAAACTGTACAACGCTCTATTTGCTAATGGAGCTGATCTAAAGGCTATTTGCAAGGCTTTGGAAATACCGGCAGAATACGCCGTAAAGGTTGCAGCCCTCGCCAAGGATAAAAAACGCCTGGTAGCCGTGTGTAGCCAAATGTTACCTAAAGTGGGTGATACCTTTGTTAAATTTGCTTTATACTCTAAAGTATATAAGGATACCAATGCGGACAAAGAAAAAGGAATTGAAGCTAAAACGGCTGATTGGTGCGCTGAGAATGTGGTTTACGGTAGCGAATATAAAGCATTTGGTTTTACTACTGCCGAATCATTGGAGAATAAAAAAAGTACTAAATGGTTGGTAAAAGAAACCGACGAGTACAAATCTACTTATGTGGCTGTTAAGATCAAATCTTATTCTATTCGCACTGTGGCAAAGTGTGTAAGTGAATACCTCGCACATGAAAGCAACCAGCAGTAACAAGGCACGGAGAGCGCCGTTAAGCTCTCCAAAGGTTTGACGCGTACCGTTAAACGCGCCTGTACGCCGTTGTCAGTGGGTGCACGTCCCGCGTATGCTTTAGACTGAAGCTGACAAGCAGAGAGTTATTTTACATATTAGAGATAGATATACCGTTGCCCTTGCCGTTGGCAATTAAAGGGCTGGTATTACTACATGTACTACATTGGATAAATGTAGTACATGTTAGGTATGTTAGTACAGTTTGGAAAACATGCCGTTGTACGAGGTTTATCTCCAGATCGAAACGTGTCTTACTTGCTTACACGAAAAAATAGAACAAGGCTGTAGATTAAATTACAGGGTACAAGCATGTAGCCTACCATGTAGGGACGTGCCGTATCAAAGCGCAAGGACACAATCGCCTTTATTTGTGGCTAAGTTGTGTAGCAGACGGAAAATATAATAACAACATAGTACGGGCCTGTACGCAAGAACTACGTACTAATTACGGGCTGTTGGTTGTAGCATAAAATCTCTATAGGATAGGAATGCGTGTCCGGTTCGATTCCGGAGCAACCTCTAAATTATAAATAATATAATAGCATGGAAAAGAAAGCAATGATCAACGCTTTAATTGAAGCGTTCAATAAATCTAAAAACAGTTGCGTAAAAATAACATTGCGTAACTATATAGAGACGGTGGAAACATTGAGCGAAAGTGAGTACAAAGAGGCGGAGGGTTTCTATATTGAAGCACTTAATAGATGGAGTTAATCATAATTAAAGCATAAAGAAAATGGAAAGGAAATTTAAATCTTATATGGTAGACGTCCGCGGTCTGTCCAGGAAAGAAGCTAAAGAAAAGCGGAAAAGAGCGTATCGTGAATTTATGTTGTATCGTGATCTCAAAGAGGCTTATCATTCCGATACAGGAAAGGATAAATGCAAGCGCAAGGTTCATACGTCAAGAACGTACGTTAAGGAAAATATAAACAGTATTTAAATAGGAATAGGGTTGTTTCGAATATCGGAGCAGCCCTATTTTTGTATCCTACTCTTTCTATTTACGGGTAGGATATTCTGAGAGTGAACACGACGACAAACAAGGTAGGAATGCGTATATTGGTTCAAATCGAAACAAAAATAAGGCTGTTTGGATATAATGCCGGTATTTTGTCTATATATTGTCATTAAAATTGGTCTAAAACGAAACTGTAGGCGGTTTTCTGACCCAAAATATGGTGTCGGATGCCGCCTTTTTCGTCTCTATGGATTGAAAATTGGGCTTATTGTATTTTTCTTAAAAATGAGGTATGCTTGATTATCAATTAGTTAGGTTTTATAATCCCCGTATTTTCGGACATACTTATTGTATTTTTTTTATTCTATGTGGTGGTTTTTATTAGTAGCTGACTTGTATTTTCTGTCGGTTGGTATTCGTTCTATGTTGGAGTACGGACCGAATCAGTATAATATTGTAATGGTCTTTTGTTTTTCTTTATTGGCTTTGATTATAGGTTTAAATATCTATCTTGATAGGAGAAGCAGACGGTAGGGCGTGGGCTGAAGACTCTCTATTCTCTCTATGGAATGATATTATCTCTAAACACCCCACACTTCATGCCAGAGTATAAGCTTGTAGCGCTCTCCGTAGGCCGGTAGTGAGGCGGTAGAGCGCAGGTTCTATGCGGAAAGCCGGAGGATTAGCCGGGGTTGGAGAGGGGGAGAGGGAGGGCACTCTCTACCAACAAAATTAAGACTTACAGCCAACAAAATTAAGACTTACAGCCAACAAAATTAAGACTTACAGC